ATGGTGCGTACTGATCGGGATCGCTGGGACCTTGCGACGAGTGTCGGTGCGACGGCAACCATGGTCGCCGCCCAGCGGGCGCTGGCTTCCGACCCTGAATACGCGCTGATTGACGACCCCTTCGCGGCACCGCTGGTGCGCGCGGTGGGCATCGACGTCTACACCCGCCTGGTGAACGGTCAGATTCCCGTTGACGACGACTCCGAGTTCGATCCGCAGCGCATGGCCCGGGGCATGGCGTGCCGGACCAGGTTCTACGACGAGTTCTTCCTGGACGCCACCCGCGGCGGCGTCACGCAGGTGGTCATCTTGGCGTCGGGCCTGGACGCGCGCGCCTACCGCCTGCCGTGGCCGGCCGGCACCGTCGTCTACGAGGTCGACATGCCGGAGGTGATCGAGTTCAAGACGCTGACGCTGAGCGAACTGGGCGCCGAGCCCACCGCCGAGCGCCGGACCGTCGCCATCGACCTGCGTGACGACTGGGCTTCCGCTCTGCGGGCGGCCGGGTTGGACGCTGCCGCCCCGTCGGCGTGGAGTGCCGAGGGCCTGCTGGTGTATCTGCCGGACGACGCCCAGGATGCGCTGTTCGACAACATCACCGCGCTGAGCGCGCCCGGCAGCCGGCTTGCGTTCGAGTTCGTCCCGGACACCCGGATCTTCCAGGACGAGCGCTGGCGCGCCCATCACGAAAAGATGGCTGCGCTCGGGTTCGAACTCGACTTCAACGACCTCGTCTACCACGCCGAGCGCAGCCACCTCCTGGACCATCTGACCGGTACCGGTTGGCAGACCACGCCTCGCACCACCGCCGAACTGCACGCGGCCAACGGGTTCGACTACCCGGACGACGAGCTGGCGGAAGCATTTGCCGACATCACGTACACCAGCGCGGTGTACCAGCCATAGCGGCCCTGCTGGCCCGCTTTACTGGCTGCGGAGCAGTTCGTCCTTCAGCCGGCTGGTGAGCATGTCCTGGAACACCGTCTGTGCCGGGGCGTAGAGATCCCGGTACGTCGAGAGCAGGGCATCGCGGTTGTACTCCGGGATAGCGCCGGTGGGCGGGGTCCAGAAGCTGTCGATGTCCATCAGGAAGAACTGACCGGTCTGCGGGGGCGTGACGCGACGCAGGTGGTAGCTCGGGTCGAGTGCCTGACCGACGCCCGGTCCGTAACGCACGATGAGTGACTTACCCGGCTGGGCCTCACGGTAGACGGCGGCCCCCTGCCATTCGGTCAGGGTCAGCCCGCCCGGAGCCAGACGCTGGGGGCCGAGCAGGCTCTCGTCGATCCAGTTGGTCCATTCGATCCGGCCGTCGACACCGGCGGGGACCCGGATCTCCAGGACGTAGCGCAGGCCGATGCGCTCGATGCCCACGATCGACGAGACCGCCGAACGCGCGTCGACCACCCGCATGGCGATTTCCAGGAAGGTGTCGAAGTTGCTGTATGCGCTGGTCTCGACGACGATCGCCTGGTTCTTGAGCGAAGCGGCGGTGGTGTTCTCGCGGTTGGAGTAGCGCACGAAGCGGTCCGCGACCGGTTGGGGCGGCTGGCCGGGGGCGGTCATGCCCCACTGGACATCCTGGGCCTGGCGTTCGATGGGCAGGTCGTTGAGCAGCAGATGCTTGAGCTCGCGGCTTGCCGTCTCGGTGAGAGAGTCTGTTGCCGGGTGACGGATCTCCAGCGTCACCAGGGCTACGGGGGCGTTGGGTTGTACCTCAGCGGGATTCACGTCCGGAAGCATAGCCGCGAGCTTAACGAAGCGTGACGGCAATCACCCGGAGCGTCCGATCTCGTCCGATCTTTGCGGCTGTGGGTGCCTGGCGTGCCAGGTCACAGCCATTTGAGGGCGGCCTGAGGCCGGCGCGGTGCCCCCAGTAGGACTCGAACCTACGACCTGCGGATTAAACGACCGCCAGTCACACCCTTCCCCGTCCGTAAGACTGCCGCGTGAAGGTGGGCATGTCTTGCATACCGGAATAGGTCTCACGCCAGCTATCCCATACTTTCGGATGTATCCAACGTGGATTCCGTACCGCCTTCCTTTACACCAGCGGCGCGAGACGTGAGCGAAGTCGCATCGTGACCGCTCCGTTCTCGCATCAGCAAACATGGCTGCTGCAAGATATGCCGATGACAACGACGACCGGGCTTAGCGAATGGCGGGTTTGGCAAGTCGCTCAACGTCTTTCGCGCCGAACAATTGATGAGCGACTGCGAGTTGTCCAGATGCTGCACGCCGAGACGGGCACTCAGCCGATAGACATCGACGCGCACGGAATTGTGGACTGGATGGCCGACCACGAGGACTGGTCGGACGCCACGGCGTGCACCTACACCAGCTACCTCGCGGCGTGGTTCAAATGGCTGCAGATCACAGACCGGCGCGCCGACAACCCCATGGTCAAGGTCGGCACACCGCGCACCCCAGACCGCGAGCCGCGCCCGATATCCGACGCCGATGTGGTCACGCTGCTGCGAACACGAATGTGGTCGTCGACGCGCCGCATGATCATCCTGGCACTGCTCGCCGGACTGCGGGTCCACGAGATAGCCAAGGTGCGCGGCGAGGATGTCGACCTGAATGCCCGGCTACTTTGGGTCAAAGGCAAGGGGCGCAAGTTGCGATCGGTGCCGCTGCATCCGGCGCTGATTGAGATGGCCTCCGAAATGCCCGCGAACGGATGGTGGTTCCCGATGCGAGGCCATGAAGGCGAGCACGTGTTGTCCAAGTCGGTCTCAGACATCATCGGCCGCACAATGCGACGCGCCGGCATCCGTGGCACCCCGCACAGCCTGCGGCATTGGTACGCCACGGCATTGCTGGAAAACGGGATCGACATCCGAGTGGTGCAAGAGCTGATGCGACACAAGTCACTCGCGACGACGCAGGTCTACACGAAAGTGTCCAACGAGCGCAGGCAAGAGGCCATCGCGACGCTGGACCTGTTCCGCGCATTGCGGCCGCAGCTGAGCCCCGCCAACCGACTCCGCGCCACCGACCGAGACAGCGCCGCCTAGCTGATCATCGCAACTTGACCTGAGCCCTACCCGGCGGTCGCCTGACGGGTCTACCATGCCTGCATGGCCGAGTCGGTCGATGATGACACCGCCGTGCGAGGTGGCGAGGTTGAGACGGCCGTTGTGCCGGACCTGGCGCCGACACAGGCCGCTGAACTTGCATGGTCTGATGCGGACCCTCCGGAGCCAAAGGTGCGCAAGCCTCTGCCGCGCTCGCTCCGCTGGCTACTGGTCGTCGTTGCGGTCGGCGCAGTAGCGGCCGGGGCGTTTGTGGTCGGACACCAGGTGGCGCCGTCCATTTCTGCACCTAAGACCGTGACGGTCACACAAAGCGCCTTGGCCACCACATCGCCGACTGCCGCACCGCCGCCCATCGTCGGATCAACCACCAGGCGCCCAAGAGCGCGCGTTGACCAGGCGTTCCTCGATAAGATTCACGCGGCTGGACTCCCCTTCTATGGGGGGGACGACGCCGCGATCATCTCGGCGTACAGCATGTGTAATGCGATGTCGGATCGCGCGCATCCGATGTCGGTGGCTGATTTGATCGGAATATCGCAACGCTCAATCCCGTGGACTTATGAGCAGAGTGCCACGTTCGTACGGGAAGCAGTGCAGTCGTTCTGCCCGTGGCAGTGGAATCCGGAGTGATCCCCCTGAGAAACGCTAAAACCGCCCCCGCCTGACCTCGGAGCAGGGGAGGTCAGGCGGGGACGGTGTAGTTCCGGCGGGGTTAATTTTTCACCCCAGTTGCCGCGGCGGTGCAGGTCAGGGCTGTGCCGGTATGAAATCCGGTTATGTTTTCACCCTGGTTTCGTCTAGTGCGGGGTTGCCACGATTGTCTAGTGCGGGGTAGACGCCGCGCCGCCCAGAACTTCTGCGCCAGCAGGTCGTAGCGGTACGGCACGACATCGGCCAGGTGCCCGACGACCACGACACCGGCGGCCAGGATCACGGCGCGTCCGGCGACCGGCCACCGCGCGGTGAGGCGGCGGCACTCGTCGGTGATCAGCATGCCATCGCGTAGGTGCTCAGCCTCGTAGGCGATCAGGTCTGCCAGCATGGCCAGCATCTGGCGCTGGGCGGTGTTCACGGGGCCGGGTGGGTCAGTTCGGACGTTCGAGGCGCTTGAGGCGGTCGTCCAGCGTGCGGGCCAGATCGACGCGGGACTCACGCTCTTGGCGGATCTCACCGCGGATTCCGCCGATGTCCTCACGGATTCCGCCGATGTCGGAGCGGATGCCGCCGATGCCCGACTGTTGGGCGGTGAGCATCTCTTTGACCTCGCCTACAGTCTTGGCCAGGTTCGACCCGCCGTTCGTGACCTGTTCTTTGATCTTGTCCACGGCGTCACCGGTGGCCGCGATCTTACGCCCCTCTGCCCAGACCTTGATGATCAGCGTCCCCCACCCACCGACGACACCGACGACGGCTAGGGCGACGGCGGGCCAGGTGTTGACGGCCTGGGAGACGGACTCGGCGAGGGCGATCACCGGGGACCGCCGAGGCCCTGCGCTATCTCCATCGCCTGCTGTGCGAGCGGGCCGAGCGGTTGGCGCCACGCCTCTTGCGGGACCTGGTTGAGCACGTTCGTGATCGCGGGCACCGGCAGTAGCGTGCCGAGGTCGCCGACGGCGGCCTTGACGCGCTCGATGGACTCCACTGCCTGCGTGGTCAGCTTCTCGTGGGCTTCGGCGGTCTTGGTCACCACGTCCTGCACGGAGGCGACGGCCTTGTCGTTCGGCGTGGTCTTGCCGGACGGCGCCAGCAGCGCACCTGCGCCCATCACGCCGGCGAGCAGCATGGAGACGAGCTGGCCGGTGGACAGGGTGGCCCAGTCGCCGCTCTCTCCGGCACCGGCGGCCAGCGCGGGCCCGAGGAACGCCAAGACGAACCGCACGGGCATGGGGACGTTGAACTTCACTGGGGGGCTCCGTTCGCTGCGATGAAGGCTTTGAGCATGTCGGGGTTGTCGCGCTCGAGTTCGGTCATGAACTGGCGCGCTCGAGCAACGACGTACGGGTCGGTCGTAGCGCCGCGGCCGGTGGCGACGAGTGCGATGCGGGCCAGCTCGCGGAAGTCGCCCAGGCGCGCGGCGTCCTCGACATAGCGCGGGTGCTCCATGCCGTCGAGGTTGCGTATCTGCTCCCAGATCTTCCAGCGCGGACCCTCGCCGGGGGTGGCGTAGATGGACTGCGACGGGTACCTGCGGTCCACGTAGGTTTCCCACAGTTCGCGGATCATGCGTTCGGCTTCTGCGGACAAATCGTCACCACCTATCAAGGTCAGGAGCTGCTCGCCCAAAGCGAGGGCGCGGTTGTATCTGTCGCGGCGGTCGGCCAGCCCGTTGGTGCCGCCGTTGATGCGGCGGGTGACGGTTTCCAGGTCGCCGCGGTCGGCCAGTGCGTTGATGTCGGGGCGGGCGACAACCCAGTACCAGGCGGCGCCGAGTCCGGCGTACTCGTCGGAGGCTAGGGCTGCTGGGTTGTCCACAAAATAGGTAGCCGAGGGCACCAGCCCCTTGCTGTTGGCCCACTTGGATAGTTGTGTGTAGTTGCTGCGCCCCGTGATCTGAATCCACGAGCGGCCTTTGAATCGGACGCCGTCGCCGGGTTGGGTGTTACCGAGGTCGGCTCGTCCTTCGTATGCAGCTCCACTGGCTATCTCCTCGGTGTAGTAGAGGCCGCCGGACTCATGCCCGATCTGCGCGCACCACATGGCGATCCGGTCGACGGTGGTGCACTCGCAGGCGGTGAGGGATGCGGAGACGGCCGGGAGTAGTTGCCGGTAGCGGTCTAGGGACAGTCGCGCACCCATCGCGCGGGAGAGGGCGTCCGCCGCGCTCTCATCGCGCGGGAGAGGGCGTCCGCCGCCGGCATCGGGGTCGGACGGCGGGACAGCGCCGCGGCGGAACGTGCTGTACCCGTCGGCGCGAATCTTGCGCTTGACGAAGTCGCCCGTCTTCGGGTTGTTCCAGGTGCCATAACCCATCTGGTGGTGCATCTCGTCGATGGGGTCGTTCCAGTCGCCGGCCCAGAACACGGTGCCCTCGTAGAAGTCGAGCATCTGCCGTAGGGTTGCCATCTGAGACGCGGTGAACGTGCCGCGGACCCGGAACGGGTGAGTGTTCCAGTTCAAGTCACACGCGGTGCCGTTGAGGTGGTTGCTGGTGGCGACGGAGTTGGTTGGTGTCCAGGCCGCGGAGTCGGGGTCACGTAGCGGCTCGATGAAGGCGTTGTAGTCGGCGGCCCACGCCCGCAGGATCTGCAGCGGCCAGCCCTTCATGAATTGAAGGCGCACGTTGGTGCCAGGGACGGTTATCCACTCGGTGAGGTCCGGCGTGGCGCGCGCTGGCCGCCAACCGTTCTCGCTTTCAACGCCGACCTGAACCACGGCTAGACCCCGAGTGCGTTGGCGATCTGCTTGACCAGCCAGTCATCCACCTCACCGGGGATCAACGTGGGGTGGTCACGCAGGTATCGGATGACCTGGACGAGTAGGAACTTCGCGATCTTGGCTTTCATTTGTGTCCTTCTTTCATGTTGTCGCCCAACCATTTACAGACTGCGACGATCCCGGCCAGCGCGAGCGCGGCCGCTGCTGCGGTGGCCCACGGAGGGACGGTGATCATCGGCGGGCCAGTTGGGTGATGGCGTGCAGGAGTGAAAGTCCCGCGTGTCTGCGGCGGGTATGGCGGTGGGGGCGGCAGAGGCGGCAGCGGGCCTCACTTGGCGGGTAGTGCATCTCCGGCCAGCAGTGAGTCGGCACCCTGCGGGGCCTCGACAGGTGTCTCGATTTCGGCCGGGACCTCAACCTCGACAGGCGGTTCCACCTTCGGCCGCAGATACTTCTCTGGCACCTTCGGGGCCGCGACTTCGGCGAACTCGGCGGCGAAGTCTTCCCGGTTGAACGGCTGCGCCGGTCCACCGCCGTAGAGGGTGACGCTGGTCGTGGACGAGACGTACCACTCCTTGACCAGGCCGGTGTTCTCGTCCTTGGCGAAGTAGGCGTTTGACACCTTCAGCCAGTCGCCGTCGTAGGCGTGCTGGTCGGCGAAGTCTGCCCGTCGGATTGTGAGCCGCCCGATGCCGTCGAACTCTGCGGCGCAGTCCAGCTCAAAACGGTAGTTGTAGTCCTTGAGTGCACGGCCCAGCGAGATGATGTCCGCGAGAGACGTTGCAGTGACCTCGATTCCGACGTACGTCGCCGGCTCGATGCGCGTGACGCTGATTACTGTCATGTCTCTGTCTCTCCTTAGAGGGGGATGACCGCGATCCGGCGGTCTGCGAAAGTGCCTGTCGTGGCGCTCACCCGATACTTGGCCGTGAAGGTGTTCGATCCCGGGGCGAGGCCGGTCACCAGAAATGACCCAGCGAAGTGGCCCATGTTGGCAACGCTCGCGGCGATGCCAATTGCGATGGAGTAGGAGTCTGCGGCGGCTTGGGTAGATGCACCTGACACCGCGAACCCCATGTAGCTTCTGCTGGCCTGTGTGTTGTTCTGCAGGTTGGCACTCACCGTCACCAGCGCCATTCCGCTAGAGCCGATGGTGGTGGTCACCGCCGGGCCCGCCGTCGACAGATCGGTGAAACTCGTGGAAGTGGTTGTCTGGCTTGTCGAAACATAAGCCGCTGCGGCAGGTCCCGGCTTGAAGACCTGATCCGCGATGCTGAACACATTGATACCGAAGTTGTGCGGCTGCGTACCGGTATTGACCCCACTGAACCCGAATCCTGCGTAGCGGTAGGACGCCTCGACCTGGTGGGCAACGGACGTACCGACACTTCGCACGAGGACATCGTTCTCGTACAGGAAGATGTCTCGGGCCTGTGCCAGGTCACCACACTTGATGGTGTACTTAGCTCCCGGCCTCAAGCCGAAACTGAATGAGCCCTCGTTGGTCGGAGTTCCAGCTACCACGGCGATTATGCTGAGTGTGTCACCGTTGTTGAGCTCGAACTTCAGGTAAGAGGTTGCCGCCGAGTTCATCCGGGCGTATATCGCCACCAGCGACGGGCTACTATCCTGATCCCCCGTGTGCACCCAAGAGATCTCCTGGTAATCCGTGGTGGTTGGTGCGACGTTGTACCGGGCAATCTTCTGACTGGTGCCGGTGCCGCTCTTCTTGTAAACAGCACGACCATCGACAATCTCGATGCTGCCGCTTGTGCCGGCGTAGTAGGCGTTGTCGTTACTCAGGGTGAAGCTGCCGGGGAGGGCAGCCGATCCGTAGTCACCGAAGTTGAACTTGACGCTCATCAAGTTGGCCTTGGCAGCTTCGGCATTCTGCACACCCACAAAGGTGGCTGCGTTACCCACGTTGTTGGTGATGACAGCTTCAGCCGCTGCATCGACTTGTGCCTGTGAGTAGTTGGCGGGGGATGGTTGCCCCGTCAGGCCACCGAACAAGCCGTTGAGGAGTCCTGAGAAAGCCGTCTGCACCTGTGTCGCAGCGGTATTCAGCGAGCCGACGATGCCGGCTGCGGCATTCTGTGCTGCAGTTCCTATCTGGGCGATGTTGGTAGCAGCCAGGTTGATGTTCGTGGCGACATCGGCAGCAGTCGACGCGCCGGAAACGCCCGCGATCAACGAATTCACGTTGGTGACAGCGGCATTCCAGTTGGTCGCCAAGGTTCCGAGCTGGGTCCCGCCGACCGTGGCTGCGGTGTTGATTGCGCCCGTGATGCCCGCGCCGAGTAGCTGGCCGGACGAGTTGATGTTCGTGAACAGCGTCGACAGCGTCACGCCGCCGACTGTGAGCCCGGTGCCGAGCGCGCCCGTGATGCCGGCGGCCAGGATCTGCCCGGAGCTGTTGATGTTCGTCACCAGCGTGGACAGCGTTGTGCCGCCGAGTGTTACGGCACCGTTGAGTGCGCCGGTGAGTTGGGCGGCCGAGAACTGGCCTGCGGAGTTGAGGTACTGCAGGAGGGTGGACAGCGCCGTGCCGCTGAACGTGAGCGCGGTGTTGATTGCGCCGGTGAGCGCGGAGGCGTCGAACTGGCCGATGTCGCCGCCGGTCGGCGTGAGGTTCTTGAGCAGGGAAGTGGAGAGGTTGCCGAAGCCTGCCGCGGCGTTGTACAGGCCCGTCACACCGAGGTTGCCGAAATAGCCCAGCACGCCGCCGATGTCGCCCACCGACAGCCCGGACAGCAGCGCATCGAAGTTGGCTTTGGCCGCCGCGATGTTCTCGCCGATCTCCACCAGCGCCTCGTACGGCTTGAACCCGAAGATCTCGATGGCCCCGAGCGCAACAGCGACCTGGCGCAAGAACTCGTTGACCAGGCCGGAGACGATCTGCTGTAGCTGCTGCCAGGTGAACGCAACCGGGTCCGGCGCCGGGACGCGCGGGGGCGCGTTGTGAATCCCCGGCGTGAGCTGCGACCACCAGTCTGGCGGCTGGGTCATACGGGCACTGCCCAGATCTGGAAGAACGTCACGGTGTTACTGGCCGTGTAGGTGTCCGCGCCCGTGGAGCGTTCGGTGCGCAGGTGGAAATTCTTCACGTTGCCCGCGGTGACCTTGTCGAAGCTGTCGCCGCTGCCGGCAGCCAGCGCGGAGACGATCGTCAGCCGGTCGGTGACACCGGGCAGGCCGATGCAGCGCGCCACGATGTCGCCGTCGGTCGCCCCACCCATTCGGCACACGAGGTCAACAGCGACGTCTGCGCCCGTGCCGACGCGGATCGTGTGTGCGAACACGAGGGGCCGGTAGTCGTGGGTCTTGGCGTCGATGGAGATCGTGGCCATCGTGTAGTTCGCGTTGCCCGAGGGAACACTGCTGATCGTCGCCGGGACGTGGCGGGTGATGGGCTTGGGTGAGACCAGCTCGAACGCGCTCAGGTCGCCCTTGACCGCGAGAATCTGCCCAGCCACCGGGGTTTCGGCGTAGTCCTCGGGGTCCAGCACCGTATCGCCGTCGTCGCCCTTGGGGCCTTTGCGGTAGGTCGTGTTCAGTTGGTAGACGCCGGGGGTGTCCTCGGTGGGTGGCGTGAGGATCGTCCACGACATCGAATCTGGTGTGGCGTCCTCGTATTCGAGCACGTCGGTGATGACGATTTCCTCGTCGATCTCCGCGTGCTGGCCGGGGTCGCCCTGGACCAGTGGGCCGACGTTGGCGATGCCGCCGTTGGGCGTGCCGATCAGGATGAGCACCTGGGCGTTCGGGTCGGACTCCTTGGCAACACGGAACTTTCCGTCGACCTCCCAGTACTCCTTCTCGCCGACAACAACGGTCGGCCACGGTTCTACGGGCATGGCGCTCCTACTGACTCGGGGTAATCATGGCGACGTTGACGCTTTCTTGCAGTCCGGTGATGAGGCGCTGGAAGCGGGCCAGCGGTGCCTCTTCGCTCTTGCCGTCACCGATCTGGATGAACAGATCCCGCTCGGTCGGGCTGATCTTCCAGAATACCTGCTCGATGTAGTCGGTGAAGATCCGTTGCGGCCCAGTGGGACTGCTGTAGATCAGCGACATCAGGCCGCCGCGTGCGACATCGCGGCCGTAGGCGATGACCGACCCGTGGCGGATGATCACCTGTGCCGAGGTGTATCCCCGGCTATCCCATGTGGCGTTGATGAACGCGAAGAATGTCTCAATGTTGTACGGGGCCGAATTGGTGGGCGTGAACACCTCGACGGCGGGGTGGTACGGGCCGACATCGCTTCTGCGGCTGTATAACTGGACCAACTGAAACGCCATGATGCTGTCGTTGAGCAGGCCGGAAAGCAGATCGCCGGGAATGCCGGAGATGCCGACCAGAATCATGATGCTGTCGATCAGCCACGAAAGGGCTGCGTTGATAAGGGAATTCAGCCACCGGGGGCTCTTTCCGCCGATGATGTGCTGCCAGCCCATCGGCGTGTGATCGAAGATCTCACACGAGATGAGCGGGCTTCGGGGGTCTGGGGCGCCCGGGCGTGGTGCCACCACCACCACCAGGGGACGCACGAAGTTCAGGCCGATGGCGGGCGCGGTGAACACGCCCTGTGGCGCCCACGGATTCGCCGGACCCAGCAGCGGCGCAAGCAGATTGCCCAGCACCGAGCCCTGCACGTCGACCGCCGTGCGCAGCACCGAATCCAAAATCGTTTTCGTCGGCCCCTCGACCTGGCTGCGGTCCTTGACCGTCACGACGTACGTCGGCTGCGTCAGGTTGGCCCACGGGTCCGGCTGCGGCATCCCCGGCCGCCACAGGTCCACCCGCACGTCCACGCCATAGGGACGGGTGATGTCGGTGATCACCGCGCCGCATGACTGCATGCGAACGGTCCTGGCGTACAACGGACTTGAGTCGAAGAACGGGTTAGTCCTGACCACATACAGGGGCGTTTTCAACATCGTGAAGATGTTCCCGTTGGACTGCAGCAGCGTGCCGAACCACGCGCGCATATCCGGGTTGAGCGAGGTGACGTTGTTAACGAATTCCCAAAGGCCCGACTGGATTCGCAGCGCGCACTCCGAGATCATGTTCTCGATCACGGTGACCAGTGGGCCAATGAAGATCGCGTGCGAGAACGGCTGGAATATCAGCGGCATCCACCACACCGGCCAGATCTGGTAGAAGTTCAGAATGTCCCAGATGCCGCGGATTTCGAGAGTCGAAGTGTACGCGCCCTTTTCGTACTTGTAGCCGTGCCGCTTGACGTAGAAAGCGAACGTCAGCCCACCAACCTCGGCCTCGATGCCGATCATGGTGGTCTTGCAGGCCATGAACGTCTCGATCAGATCCGATTGGCCCTTGACCTTCAGCGTCGCGGTCGGGACGTTGTTGCGCGGGTCCAGCCCAGAGCCCTCCATGAGGTCCCCGCCGACCTGGCCGATCCGCGTCCAGAGTCGGTCGTTGACGTAGAACCGGAATTCGATCGGGATCTCGGTGTAGATCTGCGCCAGACGGTCAGCGGCATCCGCGCGCTGGGCGAGGCTGCCGTACTTGAGCAGCTCGTTCAGGCGCGCGAGTTCGCCGGGCTCGATGCTCACCGGGCAGCCTTCTTCGGCCGACTCCCCAGTGGGGGCCGGCTGACGCGGGTGGCCATCCTAGAGCGGGTACCTACGCAAGGGGGTCCCCGCGGCGACAATCATGGAGTCGGCAGTCCCTCCACTGATGGACACCGGAATGTACTGCGTTTCAGCGGGTTTGCCCGGTGACTTCGGCGGTATCGGGTTGCTGAAGCCGCCCGAGAGCAGCGAGTACGGATGGCCCTGCGGCGGCACGATGCCGAACTGGGACTTGATCTGCTGCAGCAGCGGCGGCACGTTACCCGCGGTAGCGAAGTTGATGAAGTCGTTGAGCGCTCGCTGAAAGAGCGTCATCTCCTGTGGCGTTGGCGCCACCGAGGTCATGTCAACAACGGGCCGCATCTCTTGGTCCGTGCGGACCTGCATCACCTGATTGGGCAGTAGCGGCCCGAACTGCACAAAGTCGTTACTTCCCGGGCCGTTGGCGAACCGGAACGTGCCCGGACCAAAGCACGTGTAGCGCGGCCACATCGGCTGATCACCGATGTTGGTCAGCTTGATGAACCCCGACTGTGCGCCAATGTTGTTGTCGGCGACATTCCAGCGTCGGATGGTCGCGGGGGTGGCCTGCGTGAGGATCGCGGCGCCGGCGTGCATTCCGAAGCCTGCCCCGCGGTACTCGGCACCGATGTTGGCGCCAGTCGGTTCGATCGCGGACAGCACTTCGATGTTGTTGCGGTAGACCTTGTAGAGGTTGGGGTTGCCGGGGAATCCACAAGCGAGCGTCCACTTTTCACCAGGCAGCGGCGGCACGATCAGCCCGCGGTCACGGATCACGTACTCGACCCCGTCGACGAACGACGACAGCCGCACGTAGCTGATACCGAAGATGAGCCGGATGCCCCACGCGCCGGGGGTGCCGGTGGTCTTCATCCGGCCCCACAGGAAGTTGTAGGCGTTATCGGGATACGACCACTCGGGGAAGCTGCCGATGATGCACTGGACCACTTGGTTGTCGGTGTCGGTCTCGAAGTCCACGCGTCGGCAGTCGGCGGTGCGCCCGCCGGTCAGGATCGGGTCTTCGGGGTCGTCCTGCCAGCGCGCCAGATCGCCGTCGGCGTAGATGAATCCGCCGCCGGTGCCGGTGTAGTTGACATCCCAGCCCTCACCGAGGTCTGTTGCGACATAGGAGAAGTCGTCAACGTCGGAGTCGTAGACGAACCCGAACGAGTCTGTCTGGTCGTAGGACTGCCAGAACGCGTTATCCGCCCGCCACACCTGCGTGAACGGCTGATTGCGCAGCAGCGCCAACAGGATCGAGTTCGGCGGGGACTTGTACCAGCGCAGCGGCGCCCACCACCGGCCGAGTTCCGTCGTGATGAACGACAGCTCCCCGGTCTTCATGTGCTCGTTGCCGGCGATCCACGCGCGCACCAACTCGCGCAGCGCCTTGCGGTCATCGCCCATCAGCTCGAGCTCGGCGGTGACCTCGATCGGGTCGAACAGGTTGGCCACCGTCGTGACGCCGTGCTGAGTCGCGCCCTTCTGGTCGACGAACTGCCATGGCGCGATCAAGCCCTTGAGCGACCTGACCAGCACCGCAGGCTGTTTCGGGTCGCAGTACGGGGCGGCCAGCCCGCCGAGCATGCGGAAGTCGATCGATCCGTCGTGCGCGTGGAAGTGCATCGACGGGATCTGCCCGTTGAGCAGGTGGTATTCGCCGTGTGGTGTGATGCCCGCGGGGTAGCGGACCACCTCGTCGAGGTTGGTCATGCGTACATCGCCTGCTGCTGCATCGCAATGGAGTTGGCCATGGATTGCTCGTTGTTGATGTTGGCCCCGTTGACGGTGATCTGATTGGTGACGTTCTTGCTGTTGTCGACGTTCTTGGCCTGGTCGGCGCCCGGCAGGCCCATGCCCTGCCCTTGGCCCACCACCTGATCGGGGGTGAGCTGCTGGGAACCCTCATCGCCCTCGCCTGCGATATTGGGAAGCATCGGGGCGGCGCCCGCAAGTCCGCCGGCAATCTTGGTGATCCAGTTGTTGTTGGCCAGCTCCGAACCGGCGGGCAGGAACGTCTCTGCCAGGCCCTGGACGCCGATGCCGGCGGCTTGACTGGCGAACTTGATCCCGCGGTTGGCCAGCTCCATCATCGCCTGGGCTGCAGCCGCTCCGGCCTGCCCGCCGAACGGGGCGCCGGCCATACCCGCCGCGCCGATACCGGCCTGGATACCGGCCATTGCCAGCCCGCCGAGCCCGGCGCCGCCACCGCCTTGGCCCTGCGGCGGTGGCACGCCGCCGATGCGGGTGGGATTGGCCGTGTAGGGCATCCCAGGTAGTCCCGGGCCGGGCCCAGCGCCCCAGCCGTGGATGTCCGACGCGCCACCACCGCCACCGAGCCCGCCTCCGATGCCGCCGCCCTGGCCGAAGCCCGCGGCCTGCACGCTGAAGCCGCCACCGGCGCCGCCAAGGCCCGGCATCATGCCGCCGGGGAGTGGGATCGACGTCGCCTGCCGGGTATGGACGTGGTTCTGGTGGTCGCCGTAATCGCCTGCGTAGTAGCCCGTGCCGCTGACATCGCGGCCGCCGGCAATGCCGATCCGCTGGCCCGTTCCGGGGTTCTGCCAGATGACTTGTTCCATCCCGGGCACCGAAGACACGTACTCGGCGAATCGCTGCATGTTCTCGACAGAGCCCGACCAGTCGATGCCACGGTTGAGGTGATTGGGGTTGGGCGCAAACCCCGCCTCTTGCCGGTCGCCTTCCTGGTGGCCGCCGTAGGTGCTCGGCTTAACGCCGAACGCTGCGCCGAGCGCATTGACCCAGTCGGGGAACTGCACGCCCGATCCGCCGTAGCCGCCGCTGTTAGACCCGGCGGGCAGGCCGTAGGGAATGCCGCCGCCAATGCCGCCGCCGCCAGTGCTGTAGCCCGCGCCGCCGAACATGGCCGCGAGCCCGCCGCCGGTGAGCCCCAGCGGGCCACCGCCGCCACCGCCGCCGAGTTGCTGCCAGTTCTGCGGCCATAGGGACTGCGGGCCGCCGCGGGCCTGAATTCCAGCCATGCCCGCTGCTATCTGCTGCTCACGCGTCGCCAGCGCGGGGTTGTCCGGTGCGCCGGCGGGCTTGTACGCCTTCCATGTCGGGAGGTCGAACTGCAGCCCGCCGAAGTAGCCATTGCCGGTGTTGGCGGCCCAGTTGCCGCCGGATTCCTTGGCGGCCAGCGCGTCCCAGTTGAGCGCGCCGCCGCCCACCTTGGCCATCGCCTGCGCGATGCTGCCGGAGATCTGGTACTGCGAGCCGAACGCGCCCTGTCCGGCCAACATGCCCATGAGCCCCTGCCCGGCCTCGCCCGGCTTGTAGCCCGCGGCGATCTGCGACGCGCCGAGTTGGCCCAAGATGGGCGCCGCCGCCAGGTTGGCAATGAACTTCGTGATGTTCTCCGCGATGCCCGCCAGGCCCTTGGAGATGCCGAAGTCCTGATCGAGAGAGGCGCCGATGTCGCCCAGTTCGGACAGCCAGGACTTGATCTGCTTGTTGTGCTTGGTGAAGATTCCCGCGCGTTCCTCGTACAGCCGCATCTCGGACTGCTGCAGGTCGCGGCCCGCGGTCACCACGTCGTTGCGGGCGTCGAGGACATCCTGCTCGGTGGCCGCGCCGTCCTTTTCGAGCTGAGCTAGCCGCGCCTGCTTCTCGGCCAACTTGTGCTTGTTGTCGAGATAGCTCGACTCGGCGCTGTAGAGCCCCGAGGACATCGGCAGGTTCTCGAAGCCGGGCGGCAGGGCGGTGTCGTAGGGAACGACGGGGGCCTTGGGGAGGTGCTTACCGTCGCCTTTGTCCCGCGGCGGCAGGAACGGGTTGCTGTTGTCCAGTCCCGGCGCTCCACCTGGACCGGGCCGGTTGCCTTTGTCATCGACCCAGCCGCCCTTGGCCCAGTCCCAGTGATACGTCGGCATACCCGGGCCGGGACTCCATGGTGTTGGCGTCGGCATCGGGGGCTTATCGCCGGGCTTGGCGCCGGGACGGAAGAACGGGGCGAGCTCCTGGGGCATCGGGCCGCTGCCCTGTAACCACTGCTGATAGCCCGGGGGCATCTTGCCGAACTTCTTGAAATATTCGTTGCCCGCGATCTGCTTGTCGTTGGCGGTCTCGGCCTTGCTCCCCGGAGCGTCGCCAGCCGTAAGTAGCGGAGGCAGGACGATGGCGGCGAACGACGCGCTGATTGCCGCTGCCGATGCCGCCGCCTGTGCGGGGAGTGTCACGCCCAGGAATGTGCTGATGGTCTTCAGGCTGGTGATCAAGGATGCGACTCCATCGATCGCCTTCCATGTCCCGAAGGCGACGACCACAGCCTTGATGGCGCCCTCGTGTTCGCCCAGATACCGCAGGACTTCGCCCAATACGCGCCCCAGTTCCCGGGCGGTCTCGGCGGCGTTCTTGAAGAAATTGTGGATTTCCTGCTGGTGGGCGGTCACCCACGCGCCCATCTCGTCGAGGCGGTCCTTGATGCTCTTGAGCGCCTCAACCATGGTGTTGTTCTGGTCAGTGGGCTTGCCGAAGATCGCGGCCAGGAAGTTCGCGCCCGCCCGCGAGACTGACGACTGCACATTGCTGATCGCGCCCTGGATCGTCTCGCCCATCGCCTTGGCCTGGCCGCCGGCGTGCTGCTCGATCGCCATTTCGAGCGCCTTGAGGCTGATCTGGCCCTTTTCCTGCATGCGCTCGTACTCGTCGCCGGTGAGTTTGAAGGTGTCCTTGAGCCACGCGGCGGCCGGGATGTTCTTCTCTGCGAGCTGCAGCACTTCCTCGCCCATGAGGCGGCCCTTGGCCTGCACCTGGCCGAATACCAGCGCGATTTCCTCGAAACTGCGCCCGGAATAGCCTGCGGCGTCAGCGATGTCGGTCAGATACCGCTTGAGTTCGTCACCCTGCTTGATGCCCGAACCGAGCGCCACCGTCACCGCACCCATGGCCTTGTCGATCCCCACGGGCGTGCCGATGACGACGTCGTTGACCGTCTTCATGATCCCGGCGATGTCGAGACCCGCCTGGCCGGCCGCCTGCATCGTCTTGGAGAGGTTCTGCAGCCGGTGCGTGGCGGCGTCGATCGTCTCGTACCGCTCGAAGCCCTTGAATAGCGTGTACGCACCGGCGCCCATTAGCGCGCCCGCGGCCGTGGTGAACGCCATGCCGAGCGCGCGGCCGGCGAGCGCGCCGGACTTCGCCGCCGCGCCCTCGTAACCCGCCATGGCAGAGGTGAATCCACTCACGCCGGGCAGGGATCGCGCCATCTGGGCGCCGAATCCGGCGCCGAAGCTCAGGCCCGCGTGCTCACCGTGCTTGGCGAACTGGTTGCGCAACTCGGCCTGCAGTTTGTCTGTCGCGATCTTGGAGCGCTGGGCCTCTTTTTCCAGGGCGGCCCTGAACGCCTCTCCGGAAACCTCCCCCGCGCGGACCATCTGGCCCTTGAGTCGGTTCGCCGCTGCGGTCGCTGCGCGTTCGTTCAGTTCGGCAACGATGTCGACGCGTAGGGCCATGATTAGTTCACCTCACTCTCGCTGGGTCCACATCGCGGCCATGCCGCCGGGTTCGTCGTCCTGTATGCGTTGGCGCTCGGCCTGCATGCGCTCGCGCTCGGCCCGGTTCTGACGCGCAATGGCGGGCGGCAGGAAGAATCCTGAACCGTATTGCGACGCATCAGCATTCGGTACATACGCCGCCCTGATCACCGCGGCCTCGTTCGCGATCTGGCGCGTTGCCTGCACGAGTTCCGTGCTTTCGCCGTCCCGCATCGCCTTGGCAACCGCGCCATCCTCCGGCGCGAAGTCCATATGGATGGTGCGGACTCTCGTCTCCGGGTTTTCGACGATGCGGGCGCCGAACATCTCGAGCAGCTTGTAGCTGCTCATGCGTTCCTGGTGCCAGTCGGCTATGTCCAGGTGGAAGAACCGCTGCAGATCACTGGCTATCTGGCGCGGCCACAGGCGCCAAATCGCCTGCGCCGTCCGCACTTTTCGAGTCGCGCTTCTGGCGCTCCATCAGTCGCAGGCCGCTCTCATTCCAGATGCGGCGCACGTCGCCCGCACCCGCCCGGCGGCCGTTGATCGTCTTGGACCGCAGAAACTCGTACTGCTCGGGCCCGATCGCCGCCTTGACCTCCTGCACCTCGAACGGTGGGCTCAGTAGGACCCCGCCCTTGTGGTAGGGCTGGCGATACGGCCCCTTCTTGGTCTCCGCGGGCAGCGTCATCTCGTTGCCCTCGTCGTCCTTGATGGTGCGCTCGGGCAGCTCAATATCCTCGCGGTCGTAGGACTCCGCCTCGACGATCAGCTGGTCGTAGGCGGCCAGGCAGTCGTCGTCGAGCTGACGCAGACTCGGCTGCGGGGGAATCTGCATCGACGACCCGTCGTCGAATGTCAGTGTCGTCCAGGCGAAGATACTGGCGTCGTACTCGGTGGCCTGGTCGGTCGCCTGTCGGCCGGCGTTGGCGTTCAGGTCGTCGGCCGGGGTCGTGCTTTCGGCAGAAAGAGGCTGTGTCATGGGGTCGGCTGCTTCCTTTCGGCTGTAGGGGTTTCGGCTGATTGAGTGGAGACCCCGGCGGGCGCAGCAGCCGACCACGCCCGCCGAAGTGGTTCGCGGGTTACGGGGTGGTGATCTGGTTCGAGACGCCGGAGTACGCAACCGTGCCGTCGTCGTCGGTGACCTTTGCCCGGAAGTAGTAGGCGGTGGCGGTGGTCAGGCTGGTGATACTGCTGGTGACCACGCCGCTGGTGACCGACTCGGAACTGGTTGCCGCCGTCCAGCCGGTCAGACCGTCTGCCGAGCGCTCGACGTCGTAGGTGTAGGGCGACACGCCGCCGAGCGGCTGCTTGTACACCAAGTCGGCGGTGGTGGCGGCCGTAGCGGTCGCGACCGGCGCGGTGCCAGTGAACGTCAGGCCGGGAACCTCGTTCTGGTCCCAGATAGCGCCCGTGGTCCAGCGACCGTCGATGAGCGCCACGCCGTTGGCGTCAACGAAGAACGGATCGATCTCGCGCGAGAGGGTGAATTTCGCGGTGTCGGCGTCCTTCTTGTTGCCCTTTTCGGAGCCGAGGTCGGTCAGGATGCAACGCGGGAAGGGGAAGGCGTTGCGGAAGTCCAGGCCCCCCTGCTTGTCCTCGTGGAACACGAAGACCTGACGCCGAATTGCCTGATCGTCGTTGGACTCCCCTGCGAAATAGATTTCGCCGGTCGCGGCGCGTTCGAGCACGTCGACCAGCGGCTGATTGAAGCGCAGCGCGTCCACTACCAGGCTGCGCTCCAAGGGCGTGAACATCAGCGTCTTGTCGCGCTTCTGCATGTCCACGCGCACCGGGTCAAGAGCCTGCAATCCTTCCAGCGGGTCGCTGTCAATCTTCGGCGCCCGCTCGATGCCGTCGGGGTGCACGAAGCCGACCGGGAAGAACCCCAGGTTGGGCTTGGTGTTGTAGACCCATTTGCCGCTGGCGTTCTTGACGATCGCATAGAAGTCGTCTCGCCACAGTCCGTCTTGGGCCATGGGGCTGCCGAAGCTGCTGCCGGGGCTGATGTTGGTCAGCGAGCCGCCGTAGTCGCGGACCGCGACCGACCAGCGGCCACCACGGGTGACCAATAGCGAGTTGAGGTACGCGAGCCCAGATGCCTTGAAGCTCACGCCAGTTGCCGGTGCTGCCATTTACTCATTCCTTTCGCGGGATGGGTTGTACCGGAAGGGAATCCGGCGGATTAGGTGCGTGAATGACAAACGCCCCGTGCAGGTATGCACAGGGCGTGAGGGTTGATGTGTCGCCGAACGGCGTTCGGCGATAACTACCGGCGGCGGCGCTTCTGGCGCTTGTTGCCGGTTCTCAGGTCGGCACCTTGGCCGACGAAGTGCGCCACGGTCTTTGCGCGCACCGCGAATTCGGGGGTGTCCTCGGAGCCGTACTCGATGATGTTGCTGACGGGGTCGGTCCACTCAACAGAGACGCCGGTCTGGCCGCGGCGGCGTATCTTGGTGTCTCTCTTGTACTTTCCGGTGTCCTCGGGGGAGATCGACCGCGCGTAGTCAACGACCGCGTCGGCCAGCGCGAGCTTTTCGCGCATCACCTCGGCCGACTTCAGGTAGTCGTCGATCTCGGACTGCGGGATGAAGTCACTCAGTTTGGCCATCGTCGCCGTCTTGGGGCTTGGCGCGCTGGCTGCGGCGCGGCTTCTCGTCGGCGGCCGGCTCCGGCGCGGCGTCGACAGGCTCGATAACCCCCGCGGCGACCAGCGGCTTGGCCTCGACGGTGCCAACCTCGACCGGCGCGGCACTGGGGCGCGTGTAGTGCTTTCCCGCCACGATGCCCGGCGCAACCACGTTGTAGAGAGCCATCATTCCCCTTCGGTGTCGGTGAACGGCACGCCCATTTCGTAGCGGCCAATCCTCTGCTTGACGGTGTCGGAGTAGTACTCCGCATGCGGGCGCTCGAGCGTTTCCAGCCACTCGATCGACATCGTGGAATCGTCACTGAGCACGATGTCCTGCAATGGGTCCCGGGCCAGCAGCAGCATGCGGCGGTGCACCCGCGAGGCCGCCGTTTTCACCTCGGCAACGGTCGCGGCCAGGATGTGCAGCGATACCACCGGGTAGGCACTGATCTGCTGGGAGTCCTCGGTGGCCGTGATTTCGTTGACGATCACCATGGGCAGCGGGTCGCCCGACTTGCGCTCGGTGGCCAGGCGGTATTCCAGCGGGCCCAGCCACGCGATGATCAGCCGCTCGGCGTCGGTCGCGTCCTGGTCGAGCAGCTCGGCCGTCATGGGCGGTCAATCTTCGACAGGATCGTGACCTTGAACGGGTCGGCGAAGTCCTCGAACGGCTGTGCGCCGCCGATGATCTCGTACGTGACACCGTCCACGGTGAGGCGGCCGGTTGACTTCGCAGCCACAGCAGCGGCCTCGGGCGGCGCCGTGGTCTTCCAGACCTGTGTCGCCAGGTTCGTCAGCCACACCGGCGTCTCTTCGACCTTGAGCGGCCGGTGCCGGCATCCCGCGACCGCCACTGGCGTCGGCGTGGTGACCTCGATGCCGTCGGCGTCGTAGACACCAGTGCCCGTCAGCGTGGTGAACGTGACCGTTTGACTGCCGAAGCTCATGGGCTCGGCAGGATTCGATAGGAGTCAACCAGCTCGTGATTGAGCATGCTGAACAGCAGTTGGTTGCCCGGGTCGCCGACGGTGGTCTGCCACTTGTAGGTGACATCGTCGACGGTCTTTTCGACCATCGGGCCGCTGTTGCCCGCCACCGCGCCGACGGCCGCCGACATGCGGTCGACCAGCTCAAGCACCGCCTGCCGCCAGTCTGCCGCCTCGGTCTCAGTGAACCCGTGCGTGACGACGGCGGTGATGGCCCCGTCGCGCCCCGTCCAGCGCCCGAACCGTTTGGTGAGCGTGCCTTTTCGCCGCGAACGGTCCAGCGCGTTCACGTCGAGTGTTGTGCCAAGTTCGGTTACCGATGTGACCGACACCAGGTTCAGCGTCGGCAGCGACAGTACGGGCCCGCCCGGGCCGTCCAACTCAACGGTCTGGTCGGAGTTGAGCGGGCAGACGTGCCAGCCGCAGTACCGCCGCGCGGCGGCCAGCGCCGCGTTGATCCACGCCTGGGCGGCAGTGTCATTGGCGAACCTGGCCCGCACGGCGGCGGGCAGGTCACCTGGCGCCAGTTCGGCCATCGCTTAAGAGCGTGCAACCGGGTTGTTGCCGCCGTTACTCAAGATCGCCACGGCGCCGACAGCACCGCCCGAGGATGAGCCGGCATCGGTGATAGTCAGCCGCACATACCGCTTCGTAGGCCGGACGCCGAATTGGAACACGGTGTTGTCATCGGCCGCAACGATCTCGGGCAGGGTGCCTGAGATGCGCCATGACTCGACCGCGCCGTAGTTTGAGCCGGACGAGTCGGACTCTTCGACGGTGATCGTGTGGGTTCCGTCGGTGATGGTCGCGGTGTACACCGCGAACGTCACGTCGCGGAAGTTGTTGCCGTACACGCCCGTGTCGACCGCCACACCCGTTGCTGCGGAGTTCGACGACCGTACTGCGTAGTTCAGTGCCCGCTGGACGAGTGACTGGTTGTGTGTGGTGCGCATCAGGCGTCGCCCTTCGGCTCGGTGTGGATCTTGGGTGCGGCCTTCTTGGGCAGCGGCTTGCGGGCGCGGACCTCGCCGGGGGCCGCCGAAGCGGTCTCGGAGGCGCGGGCCGCCGTGCGGGTGACGGCGTCGGCTAGGGGCTCGAAGAACTGCTCGCGGCCCTTGAGGTTTGGGTTGTCGCTCGACCAGATCTCACCAGCCGTGGCGACAGCGTTGCCGTAGGCGAACGGCTCTTTCACGCGGAAGTAATCAGCCATGTTCTCTCTCCTTGGTGAGGCAGAGGAATGGGTGGCCCCGCAACCATGGGGCCACCCATTCGCACCTGACTGCTTTAGCTGGCGCTCGCGACGTCCAGCATGCGGAACGCGCCGTCGTTGACGGAGTCGGCTCCGATGCGGCAGTGGGCCAGCCATGCGCGCTGGCCACTCGGGCGGTTGTTCGACGTGTGGAACAGATTCGGAATGAACTCCACACTCATGCCGATGCGGTCGGTGATGACGTAGTTGGAGAAGTCGCCGAAGATCAACACGAAGTTCGACACCGCACCAGAGGTTCCGATAACGCCATCCATCGCCTCAGCCTCGATCGCCGACCGGCCCAGCAACTGCGGGGGGCGCCCGTCATTGAGGTTGGCCCAGAACCCGCCGCCACCGGATGTGTCGAACTGCCGAATCTTGTTGTAGATCAGGTTGTTCGCGAGCCAGGAGGCGTTGGCGCGGTACCGGGCCGGTAGGGCGCCCTGGATGGTGTACACGTCACCGATGGCGAAGGTGTCATCGGCCGCCGCGTTGATCTCCGAGCTGGTGCCCGTGAGCGCGGTGACGATGCCGGTGGGCTGGGCGTTGCCAGAGCCGGTGATGTAGGCGACCGCCTCAAGGTCCAGCTTGCCACCCGCGAGCAGCTTGCCGACCTCTTGGGCGACGTTCGCCTCATCCTGCAGCGCCTCGAAGCTGATCGGCACGAAGCCCTGCGCCTTGTGGTTCGGGATGCTGGGCTGAGCGAACGCCGGTGCGTCGTCGGACACCTCGGCAGCTTCCGCATCCCACGACCAACTGACGTTGGCCGCAGACACGCCATTCCACACGTCACCAGTGGCGACGACCTGGCGGGCCACCTGGCGGATGTCGTTGCGCGACCCGTTCGACGTCACAATGACGGTGGGGTCGAGCTGGAAGGGCACCAGGTAGCCGCCCGCGTTGTCCGTCAGGGACATGGCGCGGTACTGCTCCACCTCGCGAACTGCGCGTTGCTCAGCCTCGCTGAGCATGTGGCCACCGGGGTCTTTGGCCAGCTTCGACCAAGCCCGGAGGTAGGCCGGGGCTGACGTTGCCAGGCACATCCGAGCCAGCGACGACCTGCTGTCGTCGTACTGCTCGATGATGTTGGCCGCGGCCTGTCGGATGTTGTCGGACGCGCCCGGCATCTTCTCAATGGCAGACAGCGCGCGTGCGCGGAACTCGCCGGAGATCTCGCCGGCGTCGCGGCCGAAGGTGCGGACCTCTGAGAGGTCCCACGGGTTTTTGAACCGGCAGTCCTCGATGGAGTCGGGCTCGAGGATGCTGTCGCGGTCGTAGTCGTCGCGGCCACGCTGTGAGCCGGAGTCGACGCGCAGGCGACGCTTGCCCTGCGGGGCGGCCGACCGTACCGACGCCAGCTCGGCGGCGACCTCGAGGCGCTCGGCGTGAACGCGCAACCCCTCGAATTCGCTTCGCAGGTCGTCGAATTCCTTGCGCTCCTCGGGAGAGATCTCGTCGAGTTCGCCGATTTCCTCCATGCGCGCGTGAATTTCGTCCATACGCTTGATGGACTGCGGGTGCGTCAAGGTCGGGGCCTTGCGCTCTTCTGTGGTGGTGGCTTCGTCGCTCATCGCAACGTTCCTTTCGATTTGTGGGTGATCAGCGAATCGCGCTGATTCCGCAACACCAGATCGATGTCACGGGCCGGGCGCGGTTTCGACGGGCGCTCACCTACAGCAGTTGTGGATCGCTGCGCGTCGTTGGACTCGGGCGGGCTCTCGACTGCGGGCTTATCGCCGGCGTCTCGTTGCGCGTCGTCGTCCTGCTCGGCCGCATCCGCGAGGAATACGGCCCTGGCGAGCAACTTGCGCTGCTCGGGTTCATGGAGTCGGCCCAGATCGATCACTGAGCGGACAGATACAGAGGTCTCCCGGTAGGCCGGCCACATGACGGGGCCAATCTCGGGGATTTTGAGCTCTTTGAGTGTGCGGAGAAGTAATTCATCCTCGGGCACGTCGTCATACCAGGTGCGCCGCAGCTCGGCCATTAACTGGTCTTCGTCGCGAATAACCTTGCCGTCGGGCGTTTCCCACTGCTCACGCACGATGGTCATACGCATAGACATGCCGTCGATGGCTTTGCCGTCGATCGCGTCGCGCACGGGGGCTGTCAGCCAGTTATCGAAGACGCGGGCGATGATGTGCGCGCCACCCTTGGGCGCCAGCACGGGATCGATTTCTTCGGTGGCTGATCGCAACGCCGCGATAGGAATTGAGCCGATGAGCGGGTGCCGGCCGTGGTCGTACTGCACCTTCGGCGGCGTCTCGCGAAACGACCGCCTCATTGAGCCAAGGGCGACCTTCTCTTTGAATCGGCCCTCGTAGCTGTCGATGACGGTGATGGACTCGAATACCGCGCCGTAGCCGTCGAGGGTCAGTCCGTCGTTGGGCTCGCTGTCGTCGGCGGCCCGGAGCGCGAACGGGGCCTCGCGCAGTACACCCTCGCGCGGCGGCCGGGCGGCGCGCTGCTCAGTTGGTTGCGCCATTGAGTACACCTCCTTTGGCCTGCCCATTGGTGCTGGCCGGCGTTGTTGGCTGTTCTGCGCCCGGCTTCTGTAGCTGCACGCTGTACATGCCCGAATGCCTGAGCAGCCGCAGGTCGTTAGCCTCGACGGCCTTGACCACCGAGTCGGGTTCGTAGCCCGCAGTGATGTAGGAATTGATGGTGGCGGCAGTCTTCGCAGCAATCTCCGCGGCGTCCTTCTCGTCCTCACGCAGGAACGGGACATCGGTCGCGTCGTACCACAGCCTGTTGCCGGCGCCAGGTGGCCGCTGAACGATGTCTTCGAGCGACCCTGCGACGTTCTGCCACAGCGGATGTATCGTGCCGTCAGCGAACCGCTTGCGGGCCAGTAGGTAGTTGGAATACGTCGCCGCCTCAAGCCCTTCGGACAGCCCGACGATGATGGGCGGAACCTGTGCGGCGGCCGCAATCCTGGTTTCACCGCCACCGCGGACCTTCTTGAAATCGATCTCCTGGAAGTTCGCGCCCACTGGCGTCGCGTCGGCGCCGGGGTAGAGTTGCAGCGTCTTGTAGGCGTTCTCCGGTCCCGTGAACTTCGCCCGGAACTCTTTCTCCCACTTCTCGACAGCGGCCTGCGTCGCACCCTTTTCGTGCTTGATGACCATGTTCACCGTGGCGCCGTTGTCGAAGAATGCCTGTTGGTGGCGCGACATCGACTGATCGTTCTGAATCTCCCGCAGGATCGGCGTCAGCCACGACATGCCCCGGTAGCTCGCGAGTGGATCGGGGATCGGGGCGAAATGTGCGATCTCGTCAGCGAGCAAGCCGACCGGGTCATTGCCCGACTGAAGGCCGCCCTCGGTGTAGACAAACCCGAGCTTGCGCCAACCGATCTGACCGCGGCCGTCAGCAAGCATCCGCTCGGTGACCACGACGTCGGTCCAGTCGGGGCGAAGTCGCACCATCTCGCCGCCTGGGTCGGCGGTTCCCAGCCGGGCGAGCGATGTGTCCCGAAACCAGTAGCCGTTGCCGGCCAGGTCGGCGTCCTGGATGGTGCGGATCAACATGTCCTGCGTGGTGCCGCCGGTCCATGGCCGCTCAAGCACCCTGAGTTCGGGCGTGCCGAACATGTCCGACGGCTTTCCGTCGGTGATCGTCTGCCACCGAAAGCGGATCGACGAGAAGACCAGCATGCGGACCAACATGCAGGCGAACACCACGCCGTTGGCGGCATAGGCGTGCGCCGCCAGCCCGCGGAAGTTGTTCGGCGCCATCTCGGTCGCCGGCCCCTTGAGCGTCTGCTGGACGCCGTTGCTGAGGCCGTTGGTGTAGCCGTAGCCGTAGGTGTGCCCGCCGAACGCGAATTGATTAACCGCGGCGGCGTACTCGTCGATTGTCGAGATGTCGCGCGCGGGAGAGCTGGCGCCCTTGAGGCGGTCTAGCCACCTCATGGCGTGGGCTTACCAGCGGGGTCGTAGAGCAACCACGCACCGACGAGCGCGCACACTCCGAAAGTGATGAGACCCCACGCGGCGCCCGCCAGCAGCACCACGCCAACAACGATCGCCGCGACGGCGAGCAGGGCCAGGATGGCGGATAGCTGCGGCGCTTTCACGTTAAGAATCCCCATACCTCGACTTCCTCGGTTGTTCCGTGCTCGATCAGCCCGTGCATGCCGAGAGTCACGGCCATAAGTTGAGTGATATCGCTGTCTTTGTCCTTGCGGTCCCATGCCCAGGCGTCGGACAGGTCTCGCTTCTTGGCCGATGTCACCGACCTGGTGAGCGGTGTCGCGGCCCGGTGTCGCAGACTGGCCGCCGAATCCGGCTCTGCCATCACCGCGTCGTAGAACAGGCCGCACGCTTTGGCCAGATCCGTCGCGTTGGACTTCACCACCTCGACGCCGAGGCCCTCAATCGTGGTGATGAGTGACGCCGCGGCCGAGTGGCCGTCAATGACCACCGCGCACGGCTTCCACTCGTCGGCCAGTTCCTTGACCCGGTCAGGAATCCACGCCGTGCCTGGTAGTGAGTCGATCGACTTTCCACGCACCGCCGGCACGATGCCGACGTGAAACTTGCCATCGGCGCGGCGGCCCACGACGCCGATGGCCGAAGCGGTGCGGTCGAGCTTGACGTACACGCCGAAAGCCACCGGGTCGAGCGGCTCAGACAGCGGGTCTTCCAGCGCCTTCCACTGATCAGGCTTGATCAGGGCCTCGGTGGCCGAGTCCGGCTTGTCGTGCCAGCCGGCCCGCTCGCGGCCGAACTCATCAGCCGGTAACGCCTCGCGCTCGGCGCGGATGTAGTCGATGCTGATGCGGCGTTCAAGGGCTGGATTGGCCTGCCGGATGTACTCGATGTCGTCGAGTGCGCACCCCTCAACACCGAAAATGTGCGTGCACGCCTCGTCGGCACACGCGCCCTCTTCGGGTTGCGAGCAGAACTCGAGGTAGCCCAGCCGCGGGCTTGTGCCCGCCCGGCCGCGTTCAACCAGCGCGCGCAGCACATCGGAATCCGGGTGGCAGGCCGACGAGCCGTAGACCACCTGGGGGTCGTCCACCGCCGACAGCGTCGGCAGCAGCGAGCCCATGTGCACCTTCTTGAGCGCATACGCCTCGTCGAGGATGATCTTGTTGCCCGTCAGTCCACGGGCGCCGCCGTGGGTTCGCGCCTTGAACTTGAGGCGCTGACCATGCGGACACTCTGCGCTCGGCCGGAGCTTGATCAGTTCCTTGCCGTTGCCACGCTTGATGCCCGGGTCTTTGCCGAAATCGGGATCCAGACGCCTACTCAGCGCCGGGGTGTCCATGATCAGGTTGACCATGTCCTCGAACGCCTCGTTGGTGGTGTCCATCTCGTGCGACGACCACACGACCAGCTCTTGATCGGTGACGTACAGCCAGCCCAGTGCCGCCTGCTTGAACAGCCCCGTCTTCATATTCTGGCGAGCGCAGACCGCTCCGAACTCGAAAGCAGCCGTCGCGACCTTGCCAGATAGGGTGCGCAGCGTCGGGTGCAGCGCGAACATCGCATTGAGCGCCAGCTCCTGCTCAGGATCGGGCGCATAACCAGCTAGGGCCGCGAGGTCGCACACCTCCGGGCCCAAGGTCTCGACGTACTTCGGGAAGTTCGCGTAGGCCGGCTGGACAATCTGCCGCTTAGCCAGCGCGTTTGGCATCTCTCCGCGCCCTCAACTCGTCGACCTCGTCACCCTGGCCAGCCGCCGGGGGTGCCGCCGGAGCCGTACCGATCGCCGCGGCCATGACCGTGCGCAACTCCCGGGACAGCGACGCATAGCCCGCGACAGTGTCCGCGCCCGACATTCGCGCCGCCAAGGCGAGCGCCTGCTGACCGAGCATTGAGTCGAGCTTGCCGGCGGCTTCCAGTTCGCGTTTCGTGGCCGCTACCAGCGGGTTGTCCGAAGTTTCAGCCTGCTCCGGGGGTTGGCGCATGTGCCGCTTCCGGCTCCGGCAGGTCGCGCTACACGTGAGCGATTCCTTGCGTTTTGCCTGGTAGGGGCGCTTGCACACGACACATGTTTTTTGCACGGGAGCACCCCTTTCCAAATGTGGCCTGCCGCATGGTGTTTCAGGCGCCGGCGCACCGCCCCCACCTGTGCCAACGCACTCGGGGGAGGGAAATCACGCGAGATTGGGCCCTCGCCATGGGGTCGCTACAATGCGCGATACAAACCCACCCCCCGGTACAAAGGGTGGCACAATAGATACAACCGTAGGCACAATGCATAACCGCAGGTCAGAGCCATGATGCTGCGACCCACCACGCCCCATCACCACCACGCCCCATCACCACGACGCCCCATCACCACACGCGCGATGTGTCCACCACATTCAGGGCCTTGTGCGTTGAGGTGGCACGGTTGCAGGCGACATGCTCAGGCCCCATGTACTTCGTGGGGTCGTTGTCGTCATGCCCTAGATCCCAGTCGCTGCCCGGCGCAATGGGCTTCGTGCACCGCCAGCAGTACGCCTTGCCCGCCTCGACCTGCTCGGCCTCGCGCTTGCGTCGGGCCTTGTGGGCACCGCCATAGAACGGCATCGGCGTAGGTTTTAGTGAGCGCAGCGCATCAGCTGCGCCACTTCCCCAGCACCTTCATCGTCAGCACCACATCCCCGTCCAACTCGGCCAGCAACTGCTCGCCCTTGTCGGCCACCAGCCGCAGGATGTCGGCGGCGATGTGCGCCTGCCGGTTGGCCTGCTCGGTCACCGCCGGGTCCTGGCCGTCGAGGTCAGCGAGCTTGGCCATGACCGTGTCGCGCACCGTCTGCGGCAGGCGCAGCAGTGGGGTTAGTGTGGCGTCGGTGCCGTCGCCCAGCCCGACAGTGACCGGCGGGTGTTCGGCGTCGGCCTCGGTGCGTAGGTCGTTGAGGTTCACGAGCTTGCCTCCATGTCGGGCTTATGGGGTGCGGGCGTCCTCAACCTGCTCGGCCAGGAACGCCAGCTTGAGCACTGGGCACGGCTTGGCCCCGACAACTTGGTAGCCGTCCTTGCTGACAAACCATGGGAATGGCCGGTCACCAATAACCGGCGAGCTTTCCTTGCTGACAAACCATGGGAATGGCCGGTCACCAATAACCGGCGAGCTTCTGTCCCCGTGGCACGTAATGTCCAGCACCGGCCCAGTCCCGCCGGCGAGAATCGGCAGGATCTCGACGTTGACGAACCAGGGCACGCCCGGGTGTCCGGTGTCGGTCACCGTGACATCCGGCGCGACATACCACGGGAAGGGTTCGCCGTCGACCAGCAGCTCATGGTCACCGATCCGGACGTGTCCGGCCAGCTTCGGGCGGTCGGCCACTTCCCTTAGTCCTCGGCTTGCCGGGGTAGCAGCACATACCGACGGCACAAGTCGGCGGCGGCCCGGGTTGCCGAGCTGTGATCATCCTCGTCCGTGTACGGACCGCTCTCGCCGTACACGTGATCACCGATAATGGCGGCCACTTCCGATTCGGTGGCTGCCACAAAGGCCGAGAGGTCAGGCTTCACCTGAACTGTGATTGCCATCGTCAGATCCCTCCCGGGTTGCGGCTGTCCCAGATGTCCGCCCGCGCCTCGTAGTGTTTGGGCGTGTTGCTGACGTCGACGGTCCAGCCCTGCGCACGGGTGGTGACCTCGATGCGCAGGTCCTGATCGTTGGCGACGGCCTCGGCAATCGTGAAGATGACCGCCTTCATCCATGGCTCCGGCCGGGCGCCGGGCTGCAGGTAGCTGGCGAGCTCGGCGGGCAGGTGGGTTGCGCCGTGGCCGCGGGCAGTGTTGGCGTTCATCCACTCGGCGCCGTCGACGGTGATGAGCAGGTGGGGCATCAGGGCCGCCCGCGGTGTTGGGTCGAGCAGTCGGGGTCGAGCTGGCGCATGGCGGTGATGAGCTGGCGGCCGTTGACCCGGAACTTGCCGGGGTTGACCTGGGTCATGGCGCAGCTCACGCACTTCTGTCCGCAGATGCATTCCAGCGTGACTTCGCGTGCCGCGTCAGCTTCGGCGCCGATGGCACGCAGCCGCTCAAGCTCGGTGGTGTTGATCAGCGTGTGGCCCGCGCCCTGCAGGGTGTACACCAGTGCTTCGGCGGTCAGTAGCGCGAAGTCGGTGCTGGGCAGTCCAGCCTCGTGCGCGAAGTGCTCAGCCTGCTCGGGTGGCAGCTTGGCCAGCTGGTAGGCCGGGAGCGCCGGCAAGGCGAACGGCTCGGTCTTGTCGTCGCCGGGGTGAATGACTCCGGTGGCCAGCGCCTGGCGTATCAGGTCGATGGCCATCCGGTTGGACGGAACGATATCGGCTTCGGGCATTGGGCGGCTGCTCCCGTGGGGTCGGCTGAATGCACAAACGCCGCCCTGCTCAGCAGTGGCGGCGCGGGAACCGGATTCCGGGGACGGCAAACGTCCCATACGTGGTTCATCGGCAGGATAGCACGGGTTACTTACACGGCTGTCATTCTCGGCAACTCCCGCGTGGCGGTTCGCCGCGTATGAGGTCTTCTGTCAGATTTCGCCGTGGCAACGGAGCCAATCATCTCCGTCTACCGCGTAACCGCCCGCGCAAAAACCGTCGTCGGATGCGGGGCATTTCCGCTGGTAGTCCTGGCACAGCATGAACGGCCCCGCCGCGCGCGCGTCATCAATCGTGACATCGCTCAACGTCGTTCCTTTCGCCGCGTACCTGGTCTTCTGTCAACTAGTCCGCTGCCGCCGCGACTTCGCGCAGCACCTGGGCGACCGCCGCGCCGACGTTGCTGCCGCCAACCGGATACCGCGCCGATTCCGCCTTCTCGGCGGCGGTGAGGAGCATCGTGCCGTTGGTGTCGCGGGGACCCTTGAAGGCGATGTTTGGGACGCGCACGATGGCAAAACCCGCGTTCCGTAGAGCGGATTTCACCGATTGGGCATTGCCGAGGTTGGCTAGGCCATCCTGCCCGCCATCGCCCTCCGGCATGAACTCAGCGATAGCGTCAGCGATAACCGCTGTGGCTTCCTCCATGATGGTCATTCCTCCTGTTGTTTCGTGCCGATAACTGTGCGGACGGTCAACTACCCGGTGGGTAGAGGTCGATGCATTCGCCGGTTTCCGGGTCGATTCGCCAGGGCTGCCGCGCGGGGTATTTCGCGCGGCAGGCCGTGCAGAGAATCAGGTCTCCGTACTGGGTGGTGGCGGGTACGCAGTTGTCGAGGTCATGGCAACCGTCGCACTGTGATTCGCAGGTTCTGTCGCACGCGCTCACGCCTTCACCCCTGACTTCCGTGGCACCGGATTGCTCTGCGCCATCTTGCGCCGCACCCGCCGCACGTCACCCACGCGGTATTCGGGCTCATCCTCGGGACCATGCCGGAAGAACCCGCGCCGGCCATTCGGGCGCAGGTAGCGCACCGGCCGCAGATGCCCGTCGCGAATCCAGCGGTTGAACGTCTGCCAGCGGACCTCTTCGTCGAGCGCCCCCATGATCCCGGTGTTGTGCAGCTCGGGATTCGCCGCGCGCTGGTTGCCGATCATCTCATCGCGCGAAACGATCTGGTAGTCAATGGCATTGCGCCAGCGGTTGTACAGCGCCTCGATGTTGTGTGTCGTGCGGCATGCCGGATTCGGGCAGGTGACCTCGATCGCTTCCCTGCGCGCATAGAGCATCAGCCCACAGATTTTCCGGTCAATCTTCGTGTCACACTGCCCACAGAATCGCGGCGCCGGCGGCCGGTCGATCACCTTCTCGATCTTGCGCACCAGGCCGTCAACCTCAAGTTTCCAGATGCCCGCCGACTCATCACACGCCAGCGAATGTACATGCACCGCAAGCCAATTCGCCAATTCCGGCGGCGCTGGTCGCCAATCACCAGAAGCGCGTCGCCACCCTGGCGGCAATGGCCCGATGAAAGTTCGGTTGACCACCCGAAACGTCCGACTGATGTCCACGCCGCGCGTTTCACAGAGGTCGCGCACGATGGTGGTTAGCGTGTTGCGGGCCTCGCGCAGCAAGTCGCTCGCCTGGCCCTGGCGCGTGCGCTTGACCTTCTCGGCGGTGCTGTCGGCGGCATCGGGCTCGAACGGGTCGCAGAGTTCGTCGCCACGTTTGCGGTGGCCGCCGCTCGTGCCCATTTGAGTTTGCCGGGTGACCACGTCCTCAAGGTCCGCAAGTAGCCCTTGTGTGCGGCGCTCAATGCCCGACTCGCTGGTCACCAGGGGGCCTTTGGCGAGAGTTTCGAGGTCCGCCTTTAGGCTGGTCACGCATTGGGCGCAAATCCACAATTCAGCTGGGGCAGTGCAGCTTTGGCATTGGTTCATGAAGCCTCCGGGTGCTCATGGGTCGCCCTTTCAGGCACATGCTTCCAGCCTTTCCCGGTTGCTATACGCCAGACTGTGGCCTGCTGGACCCCATAACGCGCCGCAATGCCGCGTTGCGATAAGCCCTGCGCGAGCAGGTCGCGTATCTCAATGACCTGGTACTCGCCGAGCTTCGCAGCACCGTTCCTGGATGATCCCCGTGGCGCGACGTGGCGACCTTTTTGGTCCCGATCAGCGTTGTTCTCCGCGGAGGTCCCCAGAAAAAGGTGCCTGGTGTTAACGCAGTTGGGAACGTCGCAGCGATGTAAGACGCCGAGCCCTTCTGGGATCTCGCCGTGTTCAAGAATCCACGCAACGCGATGGACACCTGTCGGCTTCCCACGAAAGCTCATTAGCCTATGGCCAGAGTTTCGGCGGTAGCCGGCGGTGTACACGACGCATTCGCCTTGGCGTTGTGTCCGCTCGCGCAATCGCTTCGCTGGGTCAATCTCGACGTTATTGCCATCGCGAACTGTGTTGACATCACCAGTTCGCCACCACCGCGTGTAGTGCATCTTGCACAGCCCGCGCCCAAAATGCTTCCGATCACAATCTGGTAGCTCACACGTTCGCACCTTGGGTAATCCCTTCTGGCCAGTCGATCGAGTTGTGCATGGCTTCGATATGGCGCCTGCGCGGGAGAAAGTGAAGGGGTTCACCGAGATACCGCGCTCCGGCCTCGGCAAGGGTCAAGGCATCGCCAATATCGTCGTTGGTGATGTGCGCGGCCCACGGCGCCCATGTCTCCCGCACGGCCAGCATCACCTCGCGCTTGTGCTGAGCGCGTGTGATTTCCTTGCTCGACTTGCCGCCCTTGCCGGTCGCCCACTTGCAGCGGGTGAGGTTGTTGACCACCACCGTGGGCGTCTTCCAGTGCTGCAACTGCCGCATCAGTTCGACGAACAGCGCGTAGCGGTCGTAGGCATCCCCGCCGGTGTCGAACGTCAATGGCGCTTCGATCATCGCCAGGTCCGGCAGCACACCCGGGCCGACGCGCTTGACCAGCGTTGTCTCGATGAGCCGCACAATGTTCCACGTCTGGCGGGTGATCCGGCGCACGCGGTGATCCCAGTCCTTGATGTCTGGGCCGGTGCCGATCGAGCGCAGTAGGATCGGGCGGCCGTCGCGGAGGATGGCGACGCCGGTGCTGGTCAGGCTGGGGTCGATGCCGAGGATGATCATGCACACTCACCCGCGTGTGTGGTCCAGCACTCCATACACGCCCGCTCATTCCGTCGCGGCGCATCAAGATCCGGCGTCGGCACACAGTCGTCGTGCACTAGCTCGTCGTCCTCGTAGCGGACCTGTTGCCCGGGTTCGATGCGGTTGTCGCAGTGTCCGCAGCGGCCGGGGTACTTTGCGGAGAAGCTCATCGCTCGTGCCTATCGCGAGTCTCGCCGCAGTAGGTGGCATTAGTGCCGTCGCTGCGGTAAGTGCATTCGTCGTCGTCAGGGTGACCACGGACGGGCAGGAAATCATGGCCAGTAATGGGTGCCCCGCATCCCACCGCGACGTCGCACGCGCCGCACGCTTCGCACTTCCAGCCCCAGTCGGTGTCCACCACCGCGCCGCGCCGGCACGTCGGGCACTGCCGGTTTGCCGCGTCGATAAACTCGGCAACAGCGGTCTCGAACGAGCCGCACGCGACACCAGTAGGGCCGTCTGAGAAGCCCGCCGGATAGTCCATCGCCCACGGGAACACCGGCGCGCCGGTCTTGTGGATGCGGAAGCGGTCGTTTTTCCGGCCCAGCGCGTCCCCCTGCGCCCGATCCCCACTCCCGGCGGGTAATTGCCTACCCCCGGCCATCACCGGCGCTCCTGGGACGATTCAGGTCGAATCAAGCTTAACCGGGGCCGCCGCTCGCGCCGGAGTTCGTCGGCGGTCTCCTGAACAGCTTGCAGGGTGGCTGCTTCGGTGGTCATTTTCGTGGCCCTTCCCACGTGCCGGGCAGCGACCAGCCGGGCCAGGATCGGTCGGCGACGACGAACGCGGGTTCGCCCGATTCCGTCCGCAACGTCTCCGGGTCGCAGCACTCGAAGCCCTTGCGGTGGCGGTCGAACGCGCCCACCGACGTGAAGCTCTGGTGGCACCCGGAGCAGTGCGCAGCGGCCAATCCTGTCCACCACGTCCCGCAGCTGGCGCAGCAGACGTGGTTTTCCGTGCTTCTGTCGCGCGCCGAGCGATTTTCAGGGGTGGTCTGGATAGATGACACTGGGGAGGGGTCTTGCGTGGCTGAGAATCGTTCTACGGCGGTCATTTCTTCCCCTTCGCCAGCATCTTGCGGATGTGCTCACGCTGCGCCCGGCCGACGTTCTCGTGGCGCTTGTGGTCGCAGATCACGCGCCGGGCCGGGAGCCGGTAACCCTCGTCGTCGCAGAGCGGGCAGCGGGCACGGGCGGCCGGGGCGAGGTGTGCGTTGCCGGTGTCGTCGAGGTCGGCCATGGAGGCGAATCGGTCGCGGTCAGGCATCGGCTAGTCCCTTACCGGGCACGGTTGAGCCTGTGCGGCTGGTTATCTGCGCCAAGGCGCGGCGGTCCAGCTCGGCGTCGCGGCGGTCCTCGCGGGCACGTCGCTCAGCCTCGGACTCACGCTCGGTGCGGTCGCGCCGCACCTGCCGAGCCTTCTGCACGATGTCAGCCGGCAGCGGTCGGAATCCGGAGCCGTTGTCGCGATAGGCGATCCGCACGCCCTGCAGGACGTCGCGCTCGTCGAGCTGGTATTCGGCGATCTGGTCGGCCCACGCCTCGACGGTGGCGCGGTTGGCCTGGGGGAACCACGGATCGTGTGCGGCGCACAAGGCGAGCGCACGTGCGGCGGTCTGGTGGTAGTCGCTCATCGTTCGATGGCCTCCTGCGAGTGGGGATTTCGGTTGCCCAGCGCGGCCCATTCGGCAACTTTCGCTTCGCCTGCCGTGAGCCCGTTGATGCCCGGTGCTGCGCGGGGCTGCTGCGATTTGATGACCTCGGAGACGAGCGAGGGCAGCGCGTGCGGTCCGAGGTTCGGTTTGGTCAACCAGAGGCGAAGCGCGGCCTCGACGGTCTTCGGGGGGGTTCCGGTGTTGACGAGTTCGCTTGCGCGGTGACGCAACGCGGTTTGCACGGCGGCGGGGTGTTCGCTTGGAATGATGCGGCGGACCAGATCGGCCCCACTGGTTGCGGCGATGGCGTCGAGGGGTTCGGGGATGGCCACCGCTGCAGGTGCTGGTGCTGGGTGATCGGTGTAGGTGCTGGTGTTCCCCTTACCTACGTAACTAACTCCTACACCAGGGGGTTCGGGTAACCCTTCGGCGAACCCTTCTGCTAACCCTTCGCTTAGGGTTCGACTTAGCCCTTCTACCAGCCCGTTTGCGGTGTCAACCGTCGTGTCCTGGTCCTTATGGGCCGGAAGCCGCTTCAATTCGTCATGAAGTACCCACCGGATCGCTTCGGACTCGACCTGGCGGGCGAATTTCAGCGCTGATTTCATCAGGTTCGGCTGCTTGTAGACCTCGTCATTTCGGACGAAAGTCCGGACGAGAACCTCTTCGGTGTCCCAGTCGACGACGATGAAATCGTTTGCTGCGAGCACTATTAGGGCCTGTGTGAGAGCGTCAATCGTGGCGTCAGCGGTGCACTTCGCCCACCGCTTAAGGGTCAACGGAAGGACGCCGGCGACATTGCGCGTGGCGTAGGAAATCAGGAGGCAGTAGACCTGCTGCGGGCGCGCGTCCAGCGCAATGAAATGGTGGTCGGCCCATATGCGGGACAGCAGCTTTCCGTAGTCGGCCATCTATGCGCTCTCCCTCTCTCGTCGTTGAAGTCCCGGCTCAACCGGCGTCACATGCGCCCGATGGCAGTTGTCGCACCGCGGCCGTCCGGCGCTGTGCTCCACCTCGCCGCAGCCAAGTGGGGCAGGCGCAGTCGGGGTCGGCGTGCTTGCTGCTTGCGCAGGCGGCGATGACTTCCCACCAATTCAGCGGCTGGTCGGCGAACGGCTTACCGTCGGGGGTAGGCCAGTGGTCGACAACGAGGCGGTACACGTAGCGGCGCTCAGGCATCAGTAACCGCCTCTGCAGCGTCAGCAGCAGCCAGGAGCACAGCAGCGAGAGCGCGGGCCTGGTCGGGCGTGTGTTCGTGAATCGCGCTGGTGTGGACCTCGCCGTGCTCTGCCCACACGTCGTGGCCGTCCCAACGCGGTGCGTGGTGGGGATCGTTATCGGGGTATCGGCCCCACCATGCGTCGAACTCACCGCCCTGGCCGCTGCCGGTGTCGTCGGGCTCCGGTAGTGCCACGATGGCGACACCTTCCAGAGACAGCAGCACATCGACCATGTGGTCGGCCCAGTCGCGATAGTCGCCGGCCGCCTTGCCGCAATCGCACCAATACATCGCGGCGTCACCGTCGTAAGACATGGCGTGCTGTTCCCGCAGTGCTTCGGTGAGTTTCACGCGGACGACGTCAGGCATTCTCGATCTCCTCGGGTGTGACGTATCGCCAAGGGCCGTAGTGGATTTCGCGGACGATGATGCGGGCGCCATCAGCGAAGTCGGCAAGATCTTCGATCGGTCCAGCTAGCTCACTGTCACCTGCGCAGGCATGACCACCACGGCGCGGCTCAACCGCGTACTCCGTTTCGGTGCGGCCATCTTCGCGGTCCTCGCCGCCGATAGCCCAATCAAACTCGGGCCGTGCGACGTCAGCGACCGCGGCATGGGCGGTGGCGATCGCGTACGCCGCAGGTGAGTCATAGTCGTCTGGGTCAAAATCAGGCATCGTTCTCCTCTGCTGTGCCGTCGGTGATTGCGAGCGCGACGATGACGCGGTTCCGCTCACCGTCTTCAAGGAACAACCCGAGTTGGCGTCCGACCTGCCGCAGTTGCGCCCGTGTGGTTTTCAGCTCGGCCTCGACATCGGGCGCGTGGACGTAGGCGAAGGCGTGGTCGCGTCCATCGCCGCCACATTCATCGCAGCCTTCGTGAGCACCGGTAGCGGTGCCCGGTCCGCAGCCACTCCCGCCGCATTCCTTGCAGCTATCAACGTGCTCGAAATGTTCATGGGCTTCACACCACACGGGGCATTCCGTCTCGTGCTTCCGCGCCGTTTCAGCGTGCGCGCGAACGTAATCGAGGATCGTGTTGTCATCCGCGAGGATCGCGTTCCCGACACTCTCAACGCATTCGACGAAGCCGACGGCGTCGGCGACCTTGTAGCGGAACTCGCGTGTGGTTTTCAGCTCGGCAACCAACTCCGGGACAAGCTGGCGGGCAGCAGCGATGAACTCCCCATTGCGGCGGTCGTTGACCTTCCCCGTGTCGGGGTTCCAAACGCAGCCGTTTGGGGTCATCACGACGTGCGCCCAGTGCCCGTTGAACCTGATTTTCCACGGACCGGGACTGATGCCTTCCAGCGCGGCTTCGGCCCGGGCGATGATGTCGTCACTCATTGGTGTTGTCCTTCCGTACCCACCCAGACACCAGCCGGGACTCAATCCACCAGCCGAGACCGCGTAGTCGGTCGCCGAGATCCCCTTCGTCAGGACGGAGGACGCGAGATGTGCCCTGTGGAGTCATGACACGGCGCTCTTCGACAATCCCCCTTGCTGAGGCGAAAGTATTCAGCGCCCGCGTGGCAGCCCGCCGGTAGTACATGTACATCTCCGGGTCGTTTTTGGGGTCCCATCGGCAACCGCAGGCCTCGCTAATCGCTTGCGCTACTGCGTCTACGGTGTCCATCAGCTGGCCTCCCCCGGGTAGCCATCCCAGGTTCTGCCGTCCAGCTCGCGGCCGGCGCGGTGCTTGCCGACGCGACACATGGCAGTCCACAGCCCGGAAGCCTCGCCGCTGTCGTACGGATCTCCGGTGATTGCACCTGTCTCGCGGTGCACATAAAGGAGGCGGCCCGGCTGATCGCTTAGCTGCCAACGCCGAAACTCACCATTTTGCTTATGCAGGTAGGCGACTCCGACCGCCTGGCATTGGTCGCGGATGGACCGGAACCAGTCGGGGTGTGCCGGCCGCGCGCCGGGGCCGGACTCGCCGCCGGTGATCACCCAGTGCAGTCCAACGTTCGTAACGGTGCCGTCGAGGACGCTGGCCCTGCATTGGTCGCAGCGCCATCGCTTCGTCGGACTCGCGATCGGCTCCTGATCGACCCCAGAGAGGGAATCGTGTGGGCAGCCAATCCAACTGGTTAGATCAATCGGTCCCAGCAGCGGCTCCGCGCTGACGAACCTGACCGCAGCAGGGGTGTCGAGCAGCGCGGGGATGCGGATGTTGGCCCACTGCTGATTCTCGGCCGAGACACCGAGCCACACGTTCGGCAACGGCCACGCGACAGCCGTCCGAGAATACGAGCTGTTGCCATGCGGAAGCCCTAATGCAGCGCCTGCATGTATGCGCCAAGCCCAGGTGGTTACCAACTCCGGAAAGCTCTGCTTTGAAAGCACCGCTCGCATCCGTCCGTGCCGCTTGGTGAGCACCTGAAACGTATGCCGCCGCGCGACCGCCATGACGGCGAACACTTTGGCGATGTACTCGTCAGGCACCTGGTCGTGGAACAAATCGCTCATCGAGTTAACGAAAATCCGTTGCGGTTTCCGCCATTTCAGCGGCAGGCCCAGCACGTCGGGGTGGACGCTGACACCGAAGCCGGGGCCGGACGTGCGCGGGTCACCGTCGCGCTGATACTTGGCCGAGCCCATGCCCTTGAGCCGCTTAGCCATCGTCATCGCGTAGCAGTGATCGCAACCAGGTGACACGCGGTCACATCCCGTGGTGGGATTCCATACGCGGTCGGCCCATTCGATTGCCGTGTCAGCCATTCCGCGCCCCCTGGTGGTCGTGCTGGCATTCCTCTGCCCGCCGGCACAGGTGGTCGAGTTCGTTGAGGATGAACGTGTCCTCCGCGTTGGCCGGGATACCGAGCAGTTCGGCGACTTGGGTGCGGAAGTGTTGCAGGCGCGCGGTTTCCGCGGCGGCGTTGTCGGCCGCCGTGAGTAGCGCGTCGGCACCGGCCTTCGTGTGCTGGGGGAAAAGTGCGGCGGCGAAGTGGAGGTTGGTCATGCCGTGACTCCCAGCGATTCAGCGACGACGCCGACGAGATCCCGCGCGGCTGGCGGTGTTACGGCGTTCCCGGCCTGCCTGACCTGTTCGCGGCGGTTGCCGAGGATGCGGTAGGTGCCTGGGAAGTCCATCGCGGCGGCTATCTCGCGGGGCTCAAGCATCCGGAACAGGACATCGTCGAGGTCGATGGTCGGCCGTTCGGCGGTCAGCAGCGACTGGTGGCCTGCGGTGGTGACGGTGCGGGCCGGTTCGCTGGCGGGCGTGACCATCTCGGCCCCATCGCCCTTGCTGCTGTTGTTGCGCATCAGCAGCGCGTGCCGCTCGGTGGCGGTGACGGTGGCCAGGGCGTCGCTGGTTGGCCGGGTGGTGCCGTTGCCGTAGTAGGCCGTGACGAGGCCGTGGTGGTTGCCGTTGGCGACTACCGTGCACAGCGGGTCGGACACCGGCCGGTGCTTGGAGCCGCCGCCGCGCAACTCGGCGATGAACGCCAGGCCGTCGTTCTCCCGTGTTGTGCGGGTGGGCGCCGGATCAGCGAGGGCCGTGGCGCGGTCCCGCCACGTACCGCCAGTCGGTACAAGGAACCCAGTCTCGCTGCGCGTCGTCATCGTGCGCACCGGCTGATCAACCGGCGCAGCCTGCTTGCCGTCGCGCCCTTCAACGGGCACCAGCAGCGGAGCCCAATACCGGTCAATCCCCGCCTGGATACGCGCCAACGTCTTCGCCGCAAGAGGCTTCGCCCGGTCCCCGATCCGCTGGCCCAACAGCGCCCAGTCGATGATGTCGGCGGCCGGACGGTAGTGCGGCTCAACGACGGTCACGCAGCCCCGCACCGGGCAGGTGTAGACGTACTGCTGGCGGTAGCGGCCCCACGGCGCGCGGTCGGCGCGCTTGAACACCTGCCGCGCCCGCACCGGGCCGTGGGTCGGGCAGACAGCGGCTGGCGCGGTGACCCGCTCCAACTCGGGCCGGGGGTTGCCCTTGCGCCAGAACACCACGTACATCCGGTCCCGCGACTGCGGTGCACCCGGGCCGAGCGCCTGGGCGTGCATGGAGTTCAGGAACACCACGTGGTGCTCGTACCCGAGGCTGTCCATCGCCATCAGCCACGCCTGGAACGGCTGCCAATGCCAGGCGTCGACAACGTTCTCCACGATCACCGCGCGGTAGCGGTGGTGCTCGGCGAACCGCGGGACGTCCCACATCGTCGCCCGGGACCGCTCGGCCGCGGCATCAGGCAGCACTTCGCCGAACAGGTCCGGCTGCGCATCATCGCGCTTCTTTCCCCTGGCAACGCTGTGCGAAGTGCATTCCGGCGACGCCCATAACAGTTCGGTGCGCGGGAACCTGCGGGGGTCGATCTGGGATAAGTCGGCGCAGATGTGATCGGCATTCGGGTGGTTCGTGCCGTGCGTCTCGACTGCGAGTTGCCAATGGTTGCTGGCTACGCGAACCTCGATGCCCGGCACTTGGATAGCCCCGGTACTAGATCCCCCAGCTCCGCAAAACATGTCGAGTAACGTCAAAGTCATTATCTCGCAGCCTTTCTGGCCGCGTATCGCTGCCGCAGGTAGATTCGGTCACATTCGGCGCAGTAGCGGCGGCCGTTCGGCCGTGTCCGCACATTGCGTGGGTTGGTCCAGTCGTGGCCCGCTCTGCGGCAGGCGGTCTGCGCTTGACTGAGGCGCCTCATATTCTCGGTGTGAGTGACGGCTTCGTGATGTGATGGGCGAACGCAGGCCGCATTTCGACACACGTGATCGAGGTCCAGTCCGTTGATGTCCTGCCCCGTCAAGAGTGTGAAGACAATGCGGTGTGCCGGCTGATCGCGCCCGTCGACGCTGATGTACGGATAACCAGCTGAGTTGTGCCAGGAGTCGAAAAGCCAGCACTTGCCCGCTATAGGACGCAGCGGGTTGGTTGGCAGCGGTCCATCGGCGTTGATCTTGCCGTGAATCCTGGTTGGCAGGTCGGTAAGGGTCAGCATCAGTCCGCGACGCCGTTGTGGCTGAACGCCGGATCAAACTCGTTGAGCCCGTCGTCATCCGGCTCGGTCTCGACGTGCACGTGGTCGTTATGCCCGCCGTCGTCTTCCGGCTCGTCGTCGGGGATGTTGCCGTGCTCGTCGATCATGGCCGGGTCGTCGTTGGGTGGCGGGGTGTCTTCGGCTTCGGGCTTGTAGGGCTCGGTGGTGACCTTGGCGGCGACGAAACTCATTACGCGGTAGTGCTCGATCCCGCCATCGGCCAGCAGCGTGCGGCCGTCGTTCTTGCACCGCATCGTCACTTCCATCTTGACGAACTCGCCCATCTCCGGCGGCCGGTCCATGACGAGCATGTCCTTGCCGGACATGCGGATGGTGGCCGGCGCGGGGCCGAGCAGATCGTCCGGAATATCCCGCAGCGTGTTCTCTTCGGGTGGCAGGCCGCCAGGGTTTTCGGTGATGAGAGCCATTGTGTGTCAGTTTCTTTCGGTCGGCTGGTTGTCGACAACGGAGTTGTTGACGACATGGAGGGGTGTACACCCCGCGAGCCGTGCGTGAATATCGGCCAGCGCGAGCTTCGCCTTGGCGTAGGGCAGTTGCAGCTCGTGCACGTGCAGTTGGTCGAGTTCGCCGACGAGGCGGTCAGCGATGGCGAAGTGCTCGGCGGGTGTGCGCGTCGGGGTGAGGCGGTCGCGGAAGGCGGTCATTTGTCGCCCCGGTGGTACGACTGCCAGTCGCAGTCAACGCCGTATCCGCTGGTGACACACCAGACCTTGCGACCGTGGTCAGGGCCGTCGATGTAGCCACCCTGGACGTAATCGTCTGTTGCGCATCCGGAGAGCAGGAGTGCGGCAAATACTGCGACGAGAAGCGCGCGGAAGGTGGTCACTGGTCGGCTCCGAACTCGTCGATGACCGCCTGTGCCTGTGTCTCGGTGAGCTGCCCGTCAGCGGCGACTTCGGCGCCAGTCAGGGCCTGGACGTAGGCCCGCCATTCGTCGTCGGCCTCCCACTTCTCGGCCTGGCGAATCGCGTTGAGGCGCTTGAGTTGCTGGGGGGTTGCCATCGTCACGTCGGCGGGCGATGGCTCGGCCGGGGCGACGTCTGCTGCCGCCTCGGCCTTCCCTGCGTCCTCTTTTTGTGGCGATGAAACGGAGCTTGTGACAGCGGCGCGGCGGTCCTTCCAGGCGGATTGCAGGTGCCCGCGGTGGCTGCCGAGGTCGCGCGCCTTGAGATCCCGGCCGATCGCGTCGAGGTCTTGAATCGTGTTGGCGTCGGCAATGCGGCGCTCGAAGTCGGCGGCGTCGGCGGCGGTGATGCCAGCGCTGGGCAGCGGCTCGACAATGAACGGGGCACGCCGGCCGCGAGTGACCGTCAACGCCACCGACAACCGGGCGGAGATATCCGACATCGCACTGATGCGGATGCCACCGACCTTGTCCTTGCCAAAGGTGATCTCAGGATCGCGGTAGATGACCAGGCGGCGTCCGACGTAAGCCTGTGCGTCGGTGCCCCATGCGGCGACCAGCACGCGGCGCATCGTTTTTGAAGGCTTATAGGGCCTAGCCGGGCCAAACTCGGCGGTGACGATGTCTACCGGCTGCTCGTCGGTACCGCGCTTGACCGCAGTGATGGTGATGGTTCGGGGTCCGGTAAGCAGGTCTTCACTGTTGATCTGGTCAGATCGCGGGATGATGGTTTCTGCAAGATCCATTGTCAAGCAACCTTTCTCAGATCATGATCTCTAGTTCGGCAGGTCGATCGGTCATGTGTAGCCCTTCGATGGAGGCGTTGTAGGTGCGCACCATGTTGGCCACCACCTCCTCAAAAGCACTGACTGCGTTCAGGATTGCTTCGTGCCATGCCTCGATCGGATAGACCCGGGTCACGTACAAGGGCATTCCGCCGCAGTAGCTCACGTAGTCGATCCACTTGCGGCCCGACACCAGGAGCCCGCATTGAAGCTGGGCCATGTTTTCGGCGGGAACCTGGTCGGCGAGGATGGTGGCCAATTGCACCTTGGACCGCCGCGATTTGATCTCGATCAGCCCGTCGTCGCCCACGAGTCCATCGGGCGAGTAGCCGATTCGGAACCCCCAACGGTCCTCGACCATGAACCCGGCTTCGGCAACCGGCGCGTAGTGCTCGGCATACTTCGCGCGCGCCCGCGGCTCGTCTTCGATGCCGCGCCACATGTCGTCGGAGGTGAAGGTGGGATCGGTCCACCCGGTGATGCGCTCGGCGGCCAGCAGCATCGCCATCCCGCGCGACTCTGGGTTGTCGGCCGGCTGAATCGTTTTCGGCGTGACGAGCTTGCCAACAGCCGAGGCGGTGACGATCCCGCGCCGTTGGTCGAACCATTCCTGGGAGCCTTGAATCAAGCTCTCGTGCACAGTAAGTGTCATGGCCAGCGCACTCCATCCGGGGTCATCGTGTCGTCATATGTCTGAGGGTCGTCGTGTAGCGCGCGGTCAAACTCACTAAGATCGCTTACGGCGCGGCCCCATTCGGAGGTCTCCCAATCCATCACGACACCGCTTTCAGTTCGGCGAGCTTCCTGCGCTCGCGCGGATTCTTGCCACCCCAGATCCCATGCATTTCGTCGTTCGCGATCGCGAACGCGAGACACTCCGCGGTCACTTCGCAGACAGAGCAGATGTCCTTCGCGGTGTCGTGCCGCTTGCCCCTGCCCGGAAAGAACGCCTGCAGCAGATCGGGTGTGGTGCGCCGGCACAACGCCTGGGCCTGCCAGTCGAGGGTGCCGTGTGGGTACGGAGGATCGGCAATCAGCGCCTGGCCGGGTAGCGTGCTCACAGTTCGCCACCACACGGGTGAAAGCGCAACCACAACTCAGCCAGCCGCGACGTCTGCATCCAACGGCCGCAACCACATTCGCAGCAGAGGGCAAGGAATAGCTCGGCGGTGGTGATCATGCGGGATCGCTTTTGTGCCAGCCGTCTTCGATGAGCGCCTTCGCGAGAACGAAGTGCGGCGTCTCGGCGCTGGTAAACGGGCGGTAGATGATTTCGAGCGCTTGTCCAAGCGAGGCGGTTTGGTTCTGCCGCTCAGCTTCCTCGCGCGCATCCTGCTCAATCCGCTCAGCCTCAGCGCGCAGCTCGCTCGGCCGCCAGTGCACATCGGGGTGCGGCATGTCCATGCTGACGCTGAGCGCCTGGACGGTGTCGGCGGCGGTGCGAACCTCTTCGGGCGTTGGGGTTTGCAGCTTGTCGTTCATGCGCCGACCCTCCGCAAGTTTCGCCGCGTCAGCATCGCGGACGCGCCACAGATTGCTAGCTCGCGCGCCGGGGCCGGTGTCGCCGGTGCTGGCGCTGGTGTCGGTGCTGGACGGCGCACGGGGGGCGTCTCCGGAATGACCTCGATGCGGCGGGGATTGGGGCCGACTTCGCCCATGTAGATGGTCATGACCCGCGCCTCAATCTCTGCCCGCCACAACGCGATATCCACCTCGGCCTCGTCGAAGTCGAGCGCGAACAGCCCCGCGTTGATCGCCAACACCTGCTCGGCCAGTGGGTAGTACGGGGCCAGGATCAGCACTGCCTCAGCGACCGCGCGGTGTGTCGGGTTGGCCGGGTCCAGCTCGGCGAAGATGCGGGTGGCGATGCGCTCAAGGCTCGCTGTCGGTGAATACCGTTGGGCGAGAGCGGCAGTCCAGCCACGGATCACGGTCATTTCACCGGCTCCATCCGCTTGCCGTAGTGCTCGGTCAGGATGCGGAAGCACTTCGCCGCGGCCCGCGCGTCACCCAGTGCCGTGTGCTCGTCCTCGTTCTTGACGCCGAGCCGCTCGCAGATCTGCGCCAGGCCGACCAGCTCATTCGGCGCCAGCAGCAGTGCAGGGCCGGCGTAGGCGGCGAGGTCGGCTAGGCGGTGGTGCCAGGGCTCGCGCACGAACGGCATTCGCGTTAAACCACGCTCGCCACGATCGCGCACCGCAGAGAATCCGGCCGTGACCATCGTGGCGTCGAATGCAGGATTGGAGCCAGCGAAGGTGTTGCCCGACAGCATCATCCACAGATTGCAGTAGTCGCCATCGGTCGCTTCCCACATTTCTGGCCGCTGCTTAAACAGGCCGCGTTCGAAGTAGCGGTTGATCTGCAGCGCCTCATCGGCGGCGTTGTCGAACGTGCCCTTGGGGACTTTCGGCACGAAGTGCAGCTCTTCGCCAGTAGTGACGTTGACCGCCGCGACCTCGATGGGTAGGTGCAGGCCGGGCGTTAGGCCGGTTGTCTCCACGTCGCAAACTACGAGTTGGCGCGTCACGACACCACCGCCCATAGTCGGATATCGTTACTAGTGCTCATCAGAGCCCTTTCTCTGTTGGGTTGGCCCTCGGTCGTGACAGCGGCCGGGGGCTGCTTACTTGGCGATGTCGGCTAGTGCGTTGTTGACTGCGTCTGCGTCGACGGGCGTGTTGTCGAGTTCGGCGAGGTCGCGCCAACGCTGGATGGCCCAGCGGGTGAACTCAATTCGTGCGGCTGCGGCTGCGTCTGCGGCTGCGTATGCGGCTGCGTCTGCGTATGCGGCTGCGTATGCGTATGCGGCTGCGGCTGCGTCTGCGTCTGCGGCTGCGGCTGCGGCTGCGGGTTCTTCTGCGGCTGCGTATGCGGGTGCGGCTGCCTCATTCCACTCGGCGCGCGACACCACATCACCCACCGACTCCCGCACGCACAGCGCAGCCACCCTCCGAATCGCCCCAGCACTATCGGGGCGCGCGTAACGCACCACACCCATCTCAGGGTCCACCAACAAATCCGCTAGCCACCGCCACACCACCGTCCCTGGGGTGTCCGCAGTGCCGACTGTCTTCCACCCGAGGTCGATGACGGTGACACTGTTCTCCGGCGACAGGAACCCATCCGGTCCCGCGAGACGGTCATTCAGCGCCTGCACCAGCCGCGCCAGCGGCCGCGCGGAACACTCCGGAAAATCGGTGATCTCCACATCACCGTTGATGTACGAAATCACGTTCATGGCACAACCTTTGCCGGAGCCGCGCTGGTGTGAGCCCCTGGCCAGGCGGAGGGGGTGGGTGATGCGGTCAAGGTCAAGAGTCATGGGGGGGACTGCCTTTCTGTTGTGGTTGGCTCCGGCTGTTCACGCAGCCGGAGCCGCATTTAATTGAGGGCGTCGAGTGCGGCGTGGTAGTCAGCGATTTCAGCGAGACTCATCGCTTTGCCGCAGCCGCAAGTCCATTGCCCGTCCTGGACCTCCCAGTCGAAGGCTCCGCAACGGGAGCAAGTGACGTTCTCAGTCCAGGCCATCACTGCTCCCGGGCTTCGTAGTAGCGGACAACGGCGTTGTCGTGCCGCCCGCAAACGCCTCTGAACAGTCCAGGCAGTTCGCCACAATCGGTTTCAGACCTGCGGAATAGGTTCACGATTCGGTGCGCCCACTCATCCACTAAGCACCACGGCGACCACCAACCGCACTCGAAATACCACGGCGGCCTCATCACTGGCCCCGGCCTTCGTTGTGTCGTTGCCTCATGGTGCGGTCATGAACAGAAGCAGGGTCCTGACCGAGAGTCGCCGAATGTGTTGCGGCAGCGGCGCGTAAATCGTTGGCGTAGCCGAGCGCGAACGGTGAATCGGTGGTGGCCAGGATGTCGGCCACCTGCCGCATCTCGGCCGCGCACCACGGCAAGCCCGGCTGCCCCGCGCCAGCCTCCGGGACGGGCGGCGCGGGGCTCTCCGGAGCGGCATCGGGCGTGAAGGTGGCGCCCGGCGCTGCGGAGGTCAGATGGTTCTGGATAGCGGCCAGGCGCGCGTCCACGGATGCGAGCCACGCGATGAAGGCGGGTTCGTCGGCGGCGGAAGGCGGTCGAGCCACGGACAGCTTCGGGCGCGGCCCCATCTCGGACGTCTGGCCACCGGAGCGGAATATCGACTCAACGCCGAGCTGCTCCGTCAGCGCTTCGGCGCCGATGTCGGCAATGCTGCTGCAGGTATCGCACGACAGCCCGCCGCCGGGGTCGCACAGGCACTCATCCGCCTCGCCCAGCCCGCAGTCCGCGCCCGGCAGTTCGGCGTGCGCCCGCGCCAGCCGCTCGGAGTACGGGTCGGCGTCGTCCGGCACCGGCGCGGCGAACCGGCGCAGCGCGGGCCCAATGTCACAGGCGAGGTCAGCCAGGGCGCGCAGGGTTGAGAAGATGCTCATTCGGCACCGCCCGTCGTTTCGCAGCGCACCGGGCCGACGAACCCGAACGCCTGATGCCAGACGGCGGCGTCGTGGTCCCATTCGCCCCGCCGGTCGAAGTAGGCACCAGCCGAGGCGGCGGGCGACTTGACCAGTCGCGAGCGGACCTGCGCAATCGCCTCGTGCCAGGTGTAGAACGCTCCGAGGTGGCCGCCATCCGGGCGGCGAACCATCCACCGGCCGCGCCGCTTGGTGACGCGCCACTTGTTCACACTCGTGCTCATTCGGCACCGCCCACCGCGTCGTGCACGTGCTCGGACCAATCAGTGACAATCGGCTGAAACGGTTTCGGCTCAATGTCACTCGCGCGCACGCCAACGATGTCGGCACCGATCGCGGCGAAGTACGCCGCGAGACTGTTGGTCACCACCGCGAAGCAGTCATCGGTCCCGGCGGCCATCACGACACCAGCCCGTCGAGCAGCTCCGGCTGGTACCCGCACCACGGCTGGTGACCCTCGGCCACGACGATCGGCATGGACGTCAGTCCCTGCGACTGCGCCCACTGGGCTTTGAAACCGTCCAGTGGCAATTCGGTGAACTCGATGCCGAGCTTGGCCAGGTGCGAGCGGGTGCGCACCGAGGGGGTGTGCTTGCCGGGGAGGGCGTACAGGGTGACGCTCATGCCGCCACCGCCAGCGCGTCGATGCGGTCTGGCCGGTACCCCGCCCAGTGCTGCTCGCCGGTCGCCGTCGCGGCCACCACAACCGGGATGCCGGTGTAGCCCATGTAGGCCAGCGCCTCGCGCGTGAGCGGGTCGGCGTCGATGTCAACCTCGGTGAACGAAATGCCCTTCGCGGTGAGCCGGCGCTTGGTGGCCTCGCACTGGTAGCACTTCTCGGTGGTGGCCAGGGTGCGCGTGTAGACCGTGACGGCGGAGGCGCTCATCGCAGCCCCTCCCGCTCCCGCATGCGGCGCTCGTGCTCGTGCTCAAGGTGGTGAGCCCAGATCGCGCCGCCGAGCGCCAGGGCGACGACGACGGCCGCGACAGTGGCGGGCCCGTCCATACCGAGGACGAAGGTCACGAAGAAGCACAGCGTGGCCAGGGTGGCGACGATGATGCAGCGGAAGTGGACGGCGGCGCGGGTCACTGGGCACCGCCCTTGGGGTGGCCCGGCCCGGCGGGATCACCGCCGGTGGCCGGGCCGTCTCCTACGCTCAGGCTGTCGAGACCGTTATGCGAAGGAGAAGTTTGATGGGAGACGTCGTGTACTACGCGGGCCACCGGATCGAGGTGCCCACGCAGGTTGCGGACGCGCTTGAGGATGCGTTGAGTAAGGCCGTTGACACGGGCGCCCTGGGTGTGGTGAGGGCGACCAATGGGGTTCGCAATGGAGATGTCAACTTCCCAAACCGGCGCTGGGTCTTCACCGTCGGCCCCGGCATCCCCGTGTTCATCGAGCGGACCTTCGGGGGTGTCCCGGACATCGTTGACCGGTAGCGCGCGGGCCAACTCCTCGCGGACAATCTCGCGGATGCGATCTTCGCTGGGAGGCTCGGGAGGGGCCGGGATGACCGTGAGACGGGTCAGGCAACGAGCTACGCCGTCGATCGCGCGCTGGAAGGGGTACAGCCCACCGAGCAGATCGCGGGCTCCGGCGTTGGCGGCGTCGGCGGTCATGAGGCGCTCCTGTCGTCACCGACACCCATCGGCAGCGGGTCAATCGTCGGCAGCCCCAACTTCTTACGAATAAAGTCGATGCCGCTGGGCTGGACGTAGGTGGTGTAGGAGCAGCCCATCTCCCCGTTGCTGCGCTCGAACTCGTGCGGGATGACCTCGAAGTGGTGCGCGTACTGCTGGTACGGGGTGTTGCGCCGCGAGCCGGACGCGATGAACACGTGCCGGTTGCGCAGCTCCCGGAAGAGTTTGTTCTGCGAGGTGCCGAGCATCTGGGCGACCGCGCCGACTGCGTACTTACCGGTCGCATCAAGGAAGCTGTCGTACGCCTCGGCCTTCGGGGCCAGCACCTTGTTCTGGGCTTCCAGGGCCAGGCGCTCGTTCTCGGCGTTGAGCGCCATTGTCAGGATTTCGGCGCGGGTAAGGCTGGCCGGGTCGAAGGTTGGGCGGGTCTCGGCCTCGCGACGCAGCCGGGAGAACTCGCGGACCAACCGCTTCTTGAAGTCCTTCACGACCTCGTTGTTGCGCATGTAGGTCAACAGCAGGGTTGCGTGCTCCTCGTTGAGGACTGCGACCTCGCGCCGTTGCACGCCGCCCGCGGTGTCAAAGGGTGCGATTTCAAATCCGACCCCTCCGAACTCCTCGAAATCAGCCAGGTTGTCCCGGATCAATCGGAGGACAGAGGCGTGCTCATTGCGGGTGCCGTTGGCGACGCGCATGGATGTCGTCGTCGGCACGCCGTTTGTGACCTGGACGATGGGGCTGGCCTGTTCCAGCTCTGCGAAGCCGCTCATGCCCCGGCCTCGGCACTGAGCAGGGCCTCGACATCAGCGCGGCGGAAGCGGAAGTGACCGCCAGGGGTGCGCAAGGGGGTGAGGCGTCCGGCCTTGACCGCACGCAGGATCGTCACCTTGGAGACACGGCCTAGGGCAGCGGCTTCCGAGGATGTTACGAGATCATCTGGGGAGTAAGTATCCGTACTTTCCGGCATGGACAGACACTTACATACGCATACTTACGGCGTCAAGCGACACGCGTAGGTATCCGTACTATTGATCGCGATTGACAACACTTGAGTGCGAATGAATACTGACGGTATGAGCACAGATGCCGCCCCTGAATTCGTCCCCGAGTGGACAGATGGCGACAAGCTGCGGAAGGTGCGTCGGCACCTCAGGCTGAGCCAAGAAGAGTTCGCCGAGCGACTACAGGTGAACCCATCGACCTACATGGCGTGGGAAAGTGACCGCAATCACGTCAAAGACCTGCGGACGATCGCCCGGCGCATCAAGGCAATGACCGGAACGCCGCTGTGGTGGTGGTTCGACACTGAACCGCCCACCGGCGACGACAACGGCCCTGGTGGTGCCCCCAGTAGGACTCGAACCTACGACCTGCGGATTAAAAGTCCGTAGCTCTACCAACTGAGCTATAGGGGCAGCGGAGAATCACAATACTGGGTGCCGGCGGAGGGCTCGTTTGAGGATTGGGGCCGGGGTGACCTAAGCTGGCTTGGCTCCCAACAGTAATCGCGTTGCGAGTGCCCCGGAGAGATTCGGTTCTGGCCCCCTTCGTCTAGCGGCCTAGGACGCCGCCCTTTCAAGGCGGTAGCGCGGGTTCGAATCCCGTAGGGGGTACTGGCTACGCGGTCGCCCGCGGAGCAGAGCAGTAGAGCAAGGCCCTGTGGCGCAGTTGGTTAGCGCGCCGCCCTGTCACGGCGGAGGTCGCGGGTTCGAGTCCCGTCAGGGTCGCCAGCACGGCGAGGCACATGCTGCCTGCCGGCTTCCGGCCAGGTAGCTCAGTCGGTACGAGCGTCCGCCTGAAAAGCGGAAGGTCGGCGGTTCGATCCCGCCCCTGGCCACCAGGTTTGACCTGCTTAGACACGGTGACAGCACTCTTTGGATGGATTGTCTTGTCCGGTTCCTGTCCGCTCACCTGGTCGGCGACGGAGTTGCAGAGCCGGTCAAGGTTCGCGGCTACGTGATCGAGTTCGTCTGAGTAGAGGTCGCTGTAGATATTCGCGGTGACGGTCGGTGTCGAATGCCCCATTGTTTTCTGGACGTAGCGAAGGTCGGCGCCTGATGCCCGGGCCAGGCTGGCGTAGGTGTGTCTGAGGTCGTGGATCGTTAGGGGCGCAAGTTCGGTTTCCTCGAGGGCTTCGTTCCAGTGGGTGTGTCTGCGCCAGTTGTTGGACCGCAGGAAGCCGCCATTCGGTGAGGTGATCGCTTGTTCTTTGGGTGAGCGGCCGGCAATTCGTGGCTTGAGTGCGTCGATGACGACTTGGGGGAGTGGGACGGTTCTGACCGCGGCGCGAGTCTTCGGTGGGCCGACGATTATTCGGCCTTCTACTTCCGGTGCGGCCTGGCGTACGAAGAGGCGACACGAAGCTAGGTCGATGTCGCCGACGCGGAGGCCGACCAGTTCGGACCAGCGAAGTCCAGTGAAGGCCAAGATCGTGACGATGTCGCCCTGGTCGCCGCATGCCGCTGCCAGGGCGAAAACTTCGCCGGCCGTGAGGTAGCGGTGGCGTTCTCGTACGGGCATTCGCCCGGATGACACTCCCTGGGCGGGGTTGGTGTGAATTCGGCCGTCATCGCGGGCCATGTCGAGAATTGACCGCAGAAGGCGCAGCGTGGCGACTTTTGCCCACGGGCCGACGGTGAGGCTACCGATGAACTGCTGAACATCCTCGCGGGTGATCTCGTCAACCGGGACATGGCCGAAGCGCGGACCGATGCGGAGTTCCCAATGTTGGCTGTAACCGCTCCAAGTCTTGGGTGATACGGCCGGGTGTTTCGATGCGCTGAATTGCGTCCAGATGACGGAAAGACTGGCACGGCCGAGTCGGGGGTCGAAGCGTCTGGCGCCGATAGCCATTTCTCCATCGCGTTCGGCCTTGAACGCCCGCGCTTCTCGCAAAGTGGCGAACGTGGCCGACGTTTCAACCCATCCCGACTTCGAGTCTGGGTCGCGCACGAGGTAGCGCACTTGGTAGCGCGCCTGGCCGTCCGAATTGATGCGCTTTCTGATGCCACGCGGTGTTGAGCCGGCCATCTAGCGGCGCACCTGGTGGAGCCATGTGCGCACTTCCGCTGCATCCCAACGTCTTACGCGGTCGGACAGCGTGTAGCAGGGTGACCCCACTTCTTCGCCTTGGTCGCGCAGTGCGCCCCACCGGCTTACCGTCGCGGCGGATACGCCGATCAGATCGGCCACCTGCTCCGCCGTCAGAAGCGTTGGAAACGCCCCCGCCGCGGTCCCCGCGGTGTCGGAAGATTTCATGTCGTCCATGTCCTCAGCTCTATGCCTGCCCGGTGTGGGCTCGGCGCGTGTATCTGTATTCGCTTGCAACGGAGCGGATTAGTGTGTCCGGCCAGTAGTCGGCTCGAACCCGCATCGTTGATCCGTCCTCGTTGACGACGTATCCGGTGCCCGGCTCACTCGGGCTGATGCGGTGGGCGGGCGCGCGATCAGCCACGCCGTCGCCCAGGACCATCGTGACCTCCTCGCGCGACCGCAACCGCATTGCGATGGTTTGGGTGAAAAGTCCGCGCATAGGGAGGATCTCCTTGCGCGGGTCCTGCATGAAGGCGGCGACGACGACGCCAACGGCACGCCCCTTTGTCAGGATGCGGGATAGCGACGCCGCGATTTGCTTCTTGAGCGCGGCATCCGTGACGTAAGCGGTCAAACCGGCCATTTCGTCGATGAGCAGCACGACGAGCGGACTATCGCTGCTTGGTGTGTGAGAGCGTTTGTGGCCGGCCATCTCTCGCCCGCGCATGTCCAGTACCTCTTCGAGTTTGGCGAGTAGTCGGACGGCCTCGGTCTCTGTCGTTGCGATTCTGGTGAAGAGGTCAGATCCGACCGATACCTCGATGCCGTACTTGAGATCGATCGCGCACAGCAGTGCCGTTTTCGATTTGACGGCCGGGCCCAGTCCACCGGCGATGCCCCAGAAGATCGAGCCCTTGCCCGCGCCTGAGCACCCGACTGTCAAGGTGTGTAGCCCGGCTATGGGAAGACGCCACGTCGACCCGTTCTCGCGTCGGCCGATGTCGACGGCGCTCGCGTCGCTTCTGGTTGGCAGTTTCGCGGTCTCAACGACCGATAGTTGTTCCGCCATAACGAACTCCATGCGTACTGTGCCTGGTGCAACTACCGTCGAACGACCGGAATGTGCTCCGACAGCGTCACGAATAGCGGGTACCGCCTTTTCGAGGTCGTCCACGGTCTGACCCGACCGTGTGCGGACGCTCATGTGTAGACAGTGGCCGGACATCCGTATTCCGAGGATCTCGGGGTGAGTCCACTCGGTCTTCGTGGTTGGCTTGCCCTGCATGTCTTTTCGAGTCACACTCCTTGAGGTTGACAGGCCGGAGTCCCTGGCGATTCGTCGCCAGGCGGTCAAGCTCCAGAGCATCCAGCGGGCCTGCCGTGCATGTCTGCCAAAGTAACGCTCGTATGTGACAGGTGATCGCAGTCGCCAGACGACGAGTGCGACACTCACAGCGATAATCAGGCCGAAGAGCCATGCGGTGCAGAGGTTTAACAGGTGTGCAAGGTAGTCGAGATCGATCCCGACGTCGGCATCTGGCACTGAATATGGATCGTTGGGTATTGCGGGGTAGGGGTCGTCGAACTGGCTCATGCCGACGCGCGGCCTGATCCTGACGATGCTGCCTTGCCTGTGTCGGCGGCCATGCTCGAGGCCCGAAACGACCACGCGATACGACCGCCTTCGCTTGAGCGGTCCACATACGGCAAGATGGACAGGCCTTCGAAAACTACTGGTGTGAAGGGCATTCCACTTGTATTAGGTGGGCTGTCAGGCTGCTTCGGGTTCGCGAATTTGACGGTGATTGTCCGTGCTCGCTTGGTCGCGGCCGGGTCGCCGTCGAGGACTTCGACCTGCCATAGCGGATGGCCTGACTCTCGATCAGCCGCCTGGACTTTGTTGTCCTTGGTCGACCGCTCGTAGTCGATTACCGCGGTCACCTCGGACACGACGAACGCTCGGTGGGGGAACACCTGTTGGTGAGAAACCTTGAGCCACTTCGGTACTGACACCTGTTGACCTTCCACTGGGACTGCTCCAATGAGTAAATCGTCCCATCGCGGTAGGGGTTACGCGACAGTCGACCAAAAATATTTTGAGAATCTTGTCCTCGGCGCGCAATGATCTCGAGCCGGAGCACATACGATCCTTCGTGGCTTCGCAGACTTGACTCCGGCGTGCTCAACGTCTTGGGTCGCCCGCGGGACTGTCAGGACCGACTTCAGCGTTGCCCTGATAGTCCGTCGGACCCGTTGGTTCCTGAGGTCACGATCGTCGATCACTGGGCCATGACGGACGACACCGTCCGCTCAGTAGTCAACGGCGTCGCGTTAGCGACTTGGTCTCCGTTTCGACCGTGCCCTGCGCCGATCGCGTAAGGCAACCCAGGCTTGTCGCATGGCGGTCACATCGTCGTGGTCGAATCCAAGCCGTTGGACTAACACCTCTTCGTCGACGAGGTCTAATGCGTCTTCCATCCTGCGCTCGCGTAGTAGCTCGTCAACCTTCTGATGGAGGGTCGCGGGCACGATCGCTGGATCGGGGACCGGCAGGTGTTCGCACTCGCTCGGCTCCAACTCAAGGATCCCGCCGCCGTAACTTCGCCCCAGGACCTCCGAGAGCGCAAAGGTGGCTGAGTTGAACGCGCCAGCGGCTAGGCGTTCGATCTCCACGCCTTCTGCCACGCGGACGCGGTGTACGGTATCGGTGCTCGTCGCTCCCGCCAAGTTAGCGATGACGCGCGGGTGTGTACTTATCTGCCGCAGCATGAATCCGTCAGGCACCCACGTCGACGGGACTTCCCACCAGGTCCGGCGAATGCTGCATTTGTAACCGTCTGGGACGCCGTCGGACTCGCCCTCTGCAAGGTATGCGGCCAGCATCTTGTTGCGACGCAAGTTAATTCCGGGGGGGATTGCAAGGAGTCTATTGGGTGCAGCTACACCATTTGGCGCTTCGAGGTCTTGGCTAGTGAAACTCAGAGCGGGTGCCTGCACACTCCGCGACAGCAGCGGCATCGTCATCTTCGTGAGCCCACGTTGGCCGGCTTCGGCCGACGACAAGCAGAAGAATGCATTTCTGCCCGTCACGACTCCGACGTCGACTTCCGCATATCGGCTCAGCGGCTGAAGACGGCCGCCTTCACGAATTCGACGGATCAAGCGAATAGCGTCACTGCCCAGGTAGTACTTTGTCCATTTCTCGGATTCATGGAGGTGGGCTCGGGCTACAGCCTTCGTAGCTCCATCAAATCCGTTCAAATCGTCGGAATTTGGCAATTCAACGGTCTTGACCTCGGCAGGGCCGATGCCACGGACGGCCAGCAGCAGCACTACTTCTTGCAAAATGCCCGGGAAGACAAGCTGTTTGAATGACACCAGCGTAATCGAGGCACATTCGTCAATCAGGTACGACCGCAGTGCCGCCGCATACCCGACTTGCAGTAGCTCGGCTGGCAGCACGAGGCCGATGCGGCCTCCGGGGCGCACTGCAAGGACCGATGCGACAACGAACGGGACCCACGCGTTCGTAAGGCGGGTCGGACGCATACCTTGCGCCCTCATCAGTGCAAGTGCCGGATCCCGTGCCGTCGGTTCCCATGAGCCGAAACGGATGTAAGGCGGATTACCCGCTACTGCGTCAAACGCGCCGTGGCGGCGCTTCTCAAACCAAGAAAAGAAATCGCCGACCACAACCGGCACACCAGTCTTAGCCGTCGCCTTCTTTGCTTCGTGTGCGATTAGTTCGACCGCCGTGATTTTCGGAGCCGTGGTGGCTGTGACCAGGTGGCGAAGGATCGCACCATCGCCGCACGAAGGTTCGAGAACGCGCCCGCCGTCCACGCCAACCCATCTCGCGATGAAACGAGCGATCGGATCGGGCGTGTAGTACCCGCCTCGCAGCTTCTCCCCTTCAGGTGCGGCCTTCGCCGCGAACTTCGCCATAGCGTCCATCCTCACCCGTAGGTCCGACAATGGCGGTTATCGATGCGGTCGGCGTGCCGCCCTACGAACACTTACACAGCACCTACGGTCGGAGTATGCCGCACCAGCGCTTGTCGAAGGAGCAAGCGCGGGCCGCAATGGCGCAGTTTGTCGCCGATTACCAGCGACAATCTGCTGACCTCGAACGTGTCAACTCTCGGTACACGGAAGCCGAGGTCCGGGGTGAGTTCATCGACCGGTTCCTCCGCATCTTTGGGTGGGACGTGCATAACGACGCTGGGTTGCCACAAGTTCGTCGTGAGGTCGTCCTCGAGCGGGGGAGCGAAAGCGACATAGGTGGTCGGCCGGATTACCGGCTTCGGCGTAACGGACAGGACCGCCTCCCGATCGAGGCGAAGAAGCCGTCGGTCAAACTCTCTACGGGTGCGGATGCCGCACGGCAGGCCCGCTCATACGGTTGGTCCCTCAAAGTGCCGGCTGCCGTTCTAATCAACGTCGCCGAAACGGTTATCTATGACACCACCGTCGAACCCCGTGAAGGAGACAGTCCTGATGTCGCGGTAATTCCAGGCGGCAGAATCACACTATCGGAATATCTCGACCGCTTCGATTACCTATGGCTACACCTTTCGTTTGAGTCCGTCAGCAGCGATGGCTACTACGACCTCTACTCCTACGTGGAACCCCCGCGTGGGACTTCTACCTTCGACCGGTCCTTCCTCACGCAGTTCCGCAATTGGCGGCTTGCCCTCGCATCGGACATCGCGTTTTGCAACCCCGACCTGCCAGCCGCCGAGGTAGGTCGCCGGACTCAACGGTTGCTTAATGCGCTTCTATTTCTCCGGGTGTGCGAAGACCGCAACATCGGGCAATACGAGACACTTCTCACCTCAGCCCAGTCAGACGGCTTGCTTAGCGTGTTTCGGTCTGCGGACCGAACCTTTAACGCCGGGCTATTCGACGTTTTGAACACCACCAAATTCACCGGGGTAGCACTTACGTCGGTGATCAACGAGATGTACTGGCCGAGAAGCAAGTTCGCATTTGGCGTGTTGCGGCCCGACATCCTGGCGGCAGTCTACGAGCAATACCTAGCCGAGCGGGTCGAGTTCGACGATCGCGGAAGAGTGTCGCTTGCGCAGAAACCAGAGTTGACCCATGCGGGAGGCGTTGTCCCGACACCCGCTTGGGTGGTACAGCACCTAGTTGCCGGAGGCTTAAACGGTCTGCTCGTGCCGCAGCAGCCGGCATCGGTAGACCTTCGCATACTGGATCTCACTCTAGGCTCCGGATCGTTCTTGATTGAGGTGTTTGAGCGGCTCGTTGACGCGGAAGTCGCGGCGGGAAACGACGTAGGCCTCGCCGAGCGCTCGGCACTTGTTAAAGATCATCTTTTCGGCGTCGACATCGACGGAGCAGCGGTCGAAGTCACGAAGCTCAGCCTTCTCCTCGCTGTGCTCGGCGACGAGGTGGTCGACCTAGACCGTGGCCGCAATCTGCTGCCCGACCTGTCGAAAAATCTGCTGGTCGGTAATGCGCTGATCGAATCCGACTTTGACAACCTTGTTCCGAGCGCCGCTGTCATCCCAGAGCGCCGGGCTGCGGTCGCGCCACTAAACCTGACTTCCGCGTTCACCCAGGTGTTGCAGAACGGAGGATTCAATCTCATCGTCGGCAATCCTCCGTACGTCCGAATCCAGACATTGTCGGAGTTCATGCCGGACCAACTGGCGTACTTCCAAGACGCGCGAAGCGGTTACGAGAGCGCACTGTCGCACAACTTTGACCTGTACCAGCTCGTGGTGGAGCGAGCATTCAAGCTCCTTGCTGCGGATGGGTACCTCGCCTACATCCTGCCCAACCGGTTCACCAACCTTGTCCCGGCCGGAACGATCCGTGGGCTGCTTGGGCCTCGATTGCTACGGCTCGTCCACTTCGGCGAAGAGCAAGTTTTTGAAGGGCGAACTACCTACACGGCATTGATTTTTATCGGACCACCATCAAGCGGTCCCGCGCAGCTAGAACTGGTCCGCGATCTCCACGCCTGGCACGAATCCGGCAGCTCTGAACTAGCGCAGATCGACCGCTCCTCGCTCGGCGCCGAAGTGTGGCCGATCATGAGCGAGGCGCGTGCCAATGTCTTTCGAAAAATGGATGAATCTGCGATCGCTCGGCTCTGCGATGACGACTGGGTGAACGTATTCGTCGGGGTGCAAACGTCCTGCGACAAAGTCTTCTTCATAAAGCCACTGCCAGAATCGACTGGCGAGATTGTAAAGTTCCGAGACCCCGGCACCGGGCAGCTAAATGAGATCGAACGAGGAATTCTGCGAAAAGCTGTGCAAGATAGACGGTTTCAGCCTTACGGCCGGAACCCAGAACCCGACGCTTTGGTTATTTTCCCGTACGAGGTCGTGCCACCCACGCCGGGTCGAAAACGTGGTACGGCAACGGTTTACTCGGCTGAGAGGATGGCGGCCGATTTTCCAATGGCGCTGGAGTACCTCACCAGCAAGCACGCGGATCTTGGTGCACGAGACGTATCGCCAGATCCGGGGGATCGATTTTGGGCGTACGGTCGTTCGCAATCATTGACTAAGCTTGACGAGCCCAAGCTCATCCTGCGAGTCCTGTCATTAACACCTCAGTACGTGTTGGATGACGAAGGCCTCGTCGCCCCAGGTGGAGGCGACGGTGGCCCTTACTACTTCTTGCGCCCGACACAGAACTGCCCGTACTCAATTCGTGTGATCCAGGCTGTTCTTTCGCACCCTGCTGTCGACGCATACATTGCATCGCGCGGCCGGGCGTATCGAGGTTCCTATCTTGTTCACCGAAAGGAGTTCATAAAGAACGTTCCCATACCAATGCTTTCCGATGCGGCCCAGCAGCAAATCGAAAACGACATCGCCGAGATGCAAGATATCCAAAAGCGGCTGCGCACTGAGCAAGACACCACGATACGTACCACGTTAGCGGGCAGGCATGAAGTCCTCCGGCAGCAGGTCAACGAGGCCGTCGCTGCGGGCTACGGGTTGATGGCCGACGACTCGTTAGCCATTGCAGACGACTAG